ACCTGTGTGGTGCCAACCTGTGTGGTGCCAACCTGTATGGTGCCAGCCTGTATGGTGCCAACCTGCGTGATGCCGACCTGTATGGTGCCAACCTGCGTGATGCCGACCTGTGTGGTGCCAACCTGTATGGTGCCAACCTGCGTGATGCCGACCTGTGTGGTGCCAGCCTGTATGGTGCCAACCTGCGTGATGCCGACCTGCGTGATGCCGACCTGTGTGGTGCCAACCTGTATGGTGCCAGCCTGTATGGTGCCAAAAATTCTGAATCGGCCATTGCTCATACACGTATCCTGCCAGAAGGATCTTTAATTGGCTGGAAAAAGTGTCGTGGCGGGGTTATCGTTAAGCTACGTATTCCCGAAGCAGCTAAACGCTGCCATGCTTTTGGTCGTAAATGCCGGGCTGAATATGTAGAAGTTTTGGAAGTCATCGGGGCAACTGTTGGGATCAGTACTTATGATACTAAAACGGAATACAAACAGGGAGTAATTGTATCGTGTGGTACATGGGGAGAAGATTTCACTCAGGAATGCTCAGGAGGTATTCACTTCTTCATTACACGTATTGAAGCAGAACAATACTAAGACTACTATCATGCAACCCATCGACATACTTATTAGTGCCAAAGCGCTAATCCAACGTCCTCAAGACTGGGCCCAGGGTGCCTTTGCCCGGAACATTGTGGGTACACCAGTCCCACCAAATAGTGACCGGGCTGTTAAATGGGATAGTCGTGGTGCTATCAATAAACTAGTAGCTATTACCGATGTAAACAATGGGCTTGCCACATTATTTCTTACTCGGGCTATGGGTGGAGATGTAGTTGCCCGCAATGATTACTGTTCTCACGGGGAAGTCATGGAAGCATTTGACTTAGCTATTAATCTAGCAGCAGTAGCTAAACATGGAGAACAACATGGATAAATCTGCACAGGATTCTTTCATGGGTATTAAAACTGTCCAGGTAAAGCAATCCCATCTGGAAGAGATAGGTAACATTATCAAATCCCTTGCAGAACAAGCCGATGCAACAGAAGCCTTGCGCATTACTGTGCCGGTTACTGTTGTTCGTCGTTTATTGACGTTATATCATACGATATAACTACTATCACAATTTTCAACGTAGTACATTTAAGGAGCATTACATCATGTCAAAAATCCATAGTGTCAAGGGCCGATATCTTGTAGGAGGTGGATGGAAATCCCATGCTCTCAAACAGAATGGCAGAGCTTCTCGAACTGCTTCCCATCGGGCAAGAATCTATTTTGCCTACCCTCCTATTGAAGGCTGGCCAGGAGGTGATCCTAAATTGAATGGTTATCGGGCGGGTGCTCGTAAATAACATTAATTTTTGATCTTATAAATTTTCTAGGAGAAAATTATGGCACGACATATAGTCGATGGAAAAGGTCACGTATCAAAAGGCCAACGTAAATCCTGCAATCCAACCGGTAAGCTGTCCAGTTTGATTGATACAAAACAGATGAATCACGTACATCCTTGTACGGAATTTGTCAAGGCTTACGAACTAGCCGAAAAGAAACGAGCTGGTTTATTGGCAACCAAAGGACCCTTCCAAGTTCATAAGAACAAGGGAAAAGATGGTAAAATTACAGTTGAGCGTCGGGCTATCGGTACAGCCCATTCATTTGTGTTTGGATAAGCATCATGAATGCACATAATCTCGTTATTATTACTCCGAGCAAAGATCCAAAGAAAAATGTAAAGATGAAAGATTTTGAAAGTCTTTACTGTTATCTTAAGGCTTTAACGGGTAAAGAATACGTACCTTACTTGGACGATAGCGGCTTAGCTAATTTCTGTTATTTCCATCAGCTAGTAGATGCTCAAAAGGCCCCAGAAGAATTTATTCCTCAGGTCGCTAAGGCAGCAGTCTATTATGCTTGTCAAGATACAAGTGAGGCAATTGTGCAGATAAGTGTCTGTTCAAGGGATGCTACTCATAAAGCATGGTTGGCTATGGCCAAAGAATGGCCCGGAGCAACTATAACTAAGCTACGTCGGAAGGCTGGCCATGGGGGTTCCTATAACAATAGGACTCTCTATAGTATTCTATTGCCAAGTAATCATTAATTTTAACAGTGTTAAAATTAAACTCGATCTTTTATAAATGAAGCTAATTCAATAATCGGAGATTAGCATGAAGATTTTATCTGTAAATAAACGTATCGCCGATGTATTCTGGGGTAATCAGGGCTGGAAAACTCATACACGTATTCGTATCACTGGCCCAAATACTTTTGATTACATCTCAGGCAACAAGATGCCACGTGCAGTACAAGCATCAGTGGCTGATCTATTGGGTAAATAGGCCATGCAAGAGTACTCAATAGATTTTGATATGATTACCGGAGGTAAAATAATGGATCTCCATAGAAACGTTGCATGTTTTGCCCCCTTGAATCATTATAAATGTGATGAGATACATTTTTTCACAAAGTACCCTACTTATGAATTCATTAAAGATGTACCAGAAATGATTGGCATTTCTTATAATGAATTAGTCTTATGGTACTTGGAAAAGATGGAGCATTTAGGTTGTAAATTTGTGCCGGTCATTCCGAATATTGAGGATGATAGCCAAATTGCTAGGCTTACAGCCTGTGTTAGTTCTGGATTCAGAATTATAAATGAATTTGGAATGCCCCATATACTGATGAAAGCTACTATCATTCGCTATATTCAAGAATATCCAAACATGCTAGTGGCTTGGTATAAGTTATTACAATTATATCCTGATTTAGCTTTGTCGGATGCTCGGACTTATTCATCCTTTGGTATTGCTAATGCTGGGGGGAATCCTCTGGGGTTAGATTTTAAGGGACAAAATCAAATTTGTAATCCGGGACATACTCTATTTGCTAATGCTTGTAATACAGTTTACAAACTGCCCTCATTTCAGGCTGCTTTATCTGGCAAAAGAAAAATAGGTGTTCGTGCTCTTGATATTGCTACAGCAGTAGATTCACAATTCTTTCCTAATCGGCCTTATGGGTCTAGTATGACACCCCTAATTGAATGGATAATCAATAATGTCGAATGATCTTTTACCAAAATTGTACGTAGTGGGAGGTTCTATTGGCTACGCAAGTTACCTGCGTAGTAAGCCGGGCCGAAGTGTTCAGTTTGAGCTAACACAGAACCCAGCCCATGCGGATATTGCTCTCTTTACTGGTGGGGAAGATGTAGACCCTGCTACTTACGGGGAACAATGTAGCAAAACAACTCATTATACCAATAGAGATAAACATGAAATTGAGATGTTCAATTTCTTTGTTGAGGAAGAAGTTCCAATGATTGGTATTTGTCGGGGTCTTCAGCTTTTTGCTGGTCTTAATGGGGGCCGACTGATCCAAGATACGACCGGCCATGCTGGATCTAATCATGGAGTTATTTTTGAAGGCTATGACGATACTTGCATGGGTGATGAGTTTAAGGGATCTATTACTCTTCCTTATACAAGTGCCCATCATCAAATGGTTGATCCAACACGCATTAAAGCTGACTGGAAAATCTTAGGCCGTAGTGAAACACGGCGTAGCCGCCATTATTTGGGAGGTGACGATAAAGAAATTCATGGGGTGGACACTGAAATTGAATGTGTGTTCTTTCCAAAGACACAATGTCTAGGTATTCAAGGCCATCCCGAATGGATGGACCCTACTAGCCCCAGTGTGGAATTCTGGCGTCAATTGATTAAAACTTATCTATTGTGAATAACTATGGAAAAATCATTTGAAGAAAAGATCGCAGCAGGACAAGCAATTCTGGACACTGCTATAAATCCAAATCCTGTCACTTTTAGATCCATCAAGGATGTTCTTGGATTCGACTGGACCAATCTTCGGATTAACCCAGAACAACCCTACTGTTATTTTTCACAGCTTATCGGTGTAGATCAGAATATCCCAGCGGAGTATCTTCCATTCCTTGTGAAAGCCGCACTTAAGTGTTCTAAAATTGCTAGGGATGAAGTGATTCTTCAAGTTTCTATTATCAATCATGAAGTTGGTTGGGTAAAGAAATTGGAGTATCTTCGTTCTCTTCCGGGTGTGGCTATTACTCAAGTGAAACGAAATTCTGGAGGTAATCATTATTACACGGCATATTCATGCTTAGTTCCCGGCCCTAAGTATGTAACATTGGATGATGCACCGTTGTACCACAAAGATCGAGTTTAATTTTTAACAGTGTTAAATAAAAGGAGTACTATCATGCAACGCTACCAAAATATTACTGTCGGTTGCGACCCAGAATTTTTCCTGAAAGAGGCTGACGGGAATTTCATTGGGGCTTTCAAATTTCTTAGTGGGACTAAATGGCGTCCTGAGAGCATCGACGATGACGGCAGTGCAATTCTCCATGATAATGTCATGGTCGAATTCAACACAGCTCCAGCCAATAGCCGGGAGCAATTCATTGCTTCGGTAGATAAGGTTCTAAATCATCTACGTTTGCGCCTACCCGAAGATATCGAATTCAGTTTCCTTCCTTCGGCCCACTTCCAACTGAATAAGTTGCGCAGCCGGGCTGCCAAAGAATTTGGATGCGAACCAGACTTCAATGCGTGGATGGGGGGTGAGCGTAATCCAGCTATCCATTGTGATGACCGGACTCTGCGCACTAGTGGAGGACATATTCATGTAGGATTTGAAGATTCCGATAAAGAAGCTCGTCTGAGTCTCATCCAACATATGGATGTGTTCCTCGGGATTCCGTCTATTCTGTTGGATAAAGCTGGATCTGAACGCCGCTTGATGTACGGAAAGGCCGGCGCATTCCGTCCAAAGCCTTATGGAGCAGAATACCGAGTGCTCTCCAACTTCTGGTTACAATCTCAGGAATTGAAGGGATGGGCTTTTGATGCTACGTTGGAAACAATTGGTCAACTCAATGAAGGTTTCTGTCTTGATGCTGAAGATATTGAGTTGATTGTGCCAACGATCAACAATAGCGATTATAAGTCAGCCGAATATTTGATTAATAAGTATCATCTTCCAATGGTGTAATCGGAGCCTAGCATGTGGAATTACCAAGATACAGAATGTACGTCTGAAGACATGGGCCGTAAGTTTAATGGCTCTTGGGTAAATCTGGATAAAATCGGCATTGCTCAAATCGACTCATTTGACGATGACGGATTTTATACTAGACTTGATGATGGAAATGAAAAGTATTATAAACGTTCTGAGTTCAAGATTATCTCTGAATATCCAGATGTTGGACAGATGGTGAATATTCGTGGGACCGCACATTACATTTTGCGAACTCCTCGCCGCCAATGGATAGCTGGACTGACCATTGATACTCTTAGTTCTGAGTGTCCAACAACAGGTAAAGCAATCGGACGCTTGACTCGGGAAACCGTAAATAGTCTTTTCCATCCAGAGTATGTACCATTGGATATAGCATACAATGCTGTTATCAAAAAAGTGGGAATTAGCATGGCATTTACTCCTCTCTATTGGCTTATCAATATGGATGGGAAATCTGTGCAACTGTGGCGGCGCGCTGTTGAGGTAGGTACTATCATAAAAAATGATGATATTTACTCCATCAATATCCACGACTTCTCAATGTCTCTGACACAAGAACTTAAGGATGATCTTAAAAATGCCAAGTACACCATTAGCTAAGATTTTCAGAAATCGATTGGGAGATTGGCGAGAGCCAGCATTTACCCAAGAAACAATTGGGCAATACTCAAAGAATAAGGATATTCCAAATATTACAGCTGGATCATTAGCTGGAATTGAGTTTGAGATTGAAAAATGCGATACACATCATCTTGTAGATCAATATCCACGAGAGGCAGCCCGTATTTTTAATAGTCTCTGGAATATTACCCACGATGGTTCTTTGCGTAATAATGGTCTGGAATTTATTACCAAGCCATTATCTGGGAATAATTTGTCATTTGCACTTCAGATGCTGGACAATTATACTAAAGCTGTCTATCCAGAATGTCGTCCTAGTGGGCGTACTGGAATTCATGTGCATGTTAATGCTCTTGACATTAACACAGCTCAATTATTTGCTTGGATAAGTCTTTACCAGATTTTTGAAAAGCAACTGTATCGTTTGTCGGGGGGCCGGGATAAGAATTTATTCTGCCTGCCAACTTGGGCTTGGGATGGTAATATTAAAAGTGCTATTCAGTATTTTGTTCTACGTAAAGATGATGGTGTCTCAGCGGCAAACCAACTTGCCGGACAGGGTTTAAAATATGCTGGTCTAAATACCCGTACTTTGCAAGAACATGGTACTCTTGAATTCCGGCAGATGCATACCACTAGAGATATGGCAAAGATTGCTCAATGGGCTGATATGTTGATTCGTATCAAGAAGTCCGCTGTATCTCAAGTAACAGAGATGGAGAGTCTTATCAAATTCTGGGAGAAACTTTCGGAATTAAATACGAATTCCGAATACTATCAACTAATGCACCAAGTATTTGGAGATGCTAGACCATTATTGGAAATGCAGGGCTACGATTCTGATATGGCTGCGGGTGTTATTCAGGTTAAGGAATGCTTGATTACATACCAACGTGCCTTAAAGAATCCACCTAAAGAAGTCCCAGCTGCACAACCACCACCGCAAAGGAATATTTTTAGAGGGCCGTCTCGACGAGACTATGAAATAGCTATTGAGCAAGCTAGGACTCAAATAATTAGATATGAGCTTACCTTAGCTGCTGAACGACACGGGCGTAATGACCCCGCCCGAATTCATGATTTGACTCTGCAAATAGATCAACAACGATCAAGAATTATTACTTGGCAAGGGGTTATAGCTGAAATGCCAGACCAACCTGTAGCAGGATAATTAAGGATACTTATGTGTGGAATTGTGGGGTTTATAAATAAAGATGGTCTTTCTTCAGTTCGTTTGGAGCAATGTTTCAAACAACTGTTGATTGTAGATCAACTACGTGGCCAGGATGCTACTGGTGTGGCTTCTCTTGGTAAAGATGGGAAACGAGACTGGGTTAAAACTCCAACTCTACCAGAGGAATTCCTCCAACATAAAGATGTGCATGAGTTCTTCCGTAAATTCCATGGAGATGGTTTTGCTATTGGGCATAATCGAGCTCGTACCCATGGAAACAACACAGAAAATAATGCACACCCGTTTGAAGTCGGAGATATTCTTGGTGTCCATAATGGAACTATTCATAATAAATATGATATTTGTGATAAAGGTCATATGTATGAGGTAGATAGCCATGCTTTCTTTGCGGGTGTATCCGAGAATGGCATTAAAGAAACCATCAAAGCTTCGGATGGGGCCTTCTCTGTTGTATATATTAACACAAAAGAAAAGACGATTAACTTCGTTCGTAACGAAGAGCGTCCTATGTATATGTTAGAAGTAATGGAGCCGGGTTGGAGTAAGGATGCTCCTGATCGTGAACACCTATTGTTTGGTTCCGAATTGCTTATGCTTATGTGGGTTGCTACACGTAGTGGTTTCCGTACTGGAAAACATTATGAAACAGAACCATACAAACATTACTCTTTTGCCATGGGAGAAGAGAAGCCAACAATTTCTCAGATGGAGAAGTATGTAAAAAAGCAATACGAATACCATGGTGGTCGGAATATTGGGAAAACATCTGTATGGCGTCATGGTAAGCTAGTCTCCTCTGAGACTATTATGTTGCCTAACAATGTCCCAAACAATCGCCAAAGTGCTTTGACTACAGCAATGCCCACAGATTTTAGTTCAGTTGGTTTCTTTTCCAATAAAGATATTGACGGAAATATTAAAGCTGCTGTTGCAAAAATCTGGAATACAACCCACAAAGAATCAGTAGTTAGTTTTGTAGTAACTGAAGCTATTGATCTTCAGGCTAGTATGCAATTAATTGGTAAGCTGGCTGGCCGCAAGAAAGATGGTCTTCCGATTATGGTGTCCACAATTGTAGATAAGGATTTCTATAGTACAATCAAAAGTAGTAGTGCAATTCTTCAAGCTCGTGTTACGCACAAAGGTTGTTCGATGGATAAAAAAGGTTTGGAATTGATTGTTAAAGACCCAATGATTTTGGTGTACTCAACTAATGATGGGGAGTCTATCAATGCTGAATGTTAAAATATTCCCACACAATATTGGATCAGAAGGGGCCCGAGCTTTAGCCCGTGGTCTTGATGTTCTTCGTATTCGTAAAGATGGGAATTTTGTAGCTCGAACTGGGACTACTATCATAAATTGGGGAAATCAAATATTTCCTAAATGGCGTGTGTCTCGACGTGGTGGTAATTTAACAGTGTTAAATAAGCCTGAAGCCGTGGCACGGGCTATAAATAAGATTGCAGCTTTTCAAGCATTTGAGGCTGCTGGGGTGAGTATTCCTAAATATACTCTAACACAACAGGAGGCTCGTGGTTTTCTTGATAATGATGGCATCGTTGTTTGTCGTACCATTGTTTCTGGTCACGCTGGCAAAGGGATTGTTGTTGCTCGTAAAGAAGAAGAGATCGTAGCTGCCCCACTTTACACGAAACATATCCGTCATAAAGAAGAATATCGAGTACATGTAGTTCGTGGCCAAGTAATTGACTATGCTCAGAAGAAAAAACGTAACGGCACTGATCCAGATATTCTTGTTAGAAGCCACGGAAACTGGATTTTTAGTCGAGAAGGTGTCACCCTACCACCGGATGCTATTACGCAGGCTATAGCGGCTGTAAAGGCCCTTGGCTTGGATTTTGGGGCCGTGGACATTGGTTATCGTGTCAAAGAAAGTAAAGCATTTGTATTTGAGGTGAATACAGCCCCCGGATTTGAGTACGGAACTACTACTCAACGATCTTATACACGAGTATTCAAAGAACTTCTAGGAGTGTAATATGCGTTGTCAGGCATGTAATAAGAATTTAACAGATGCTGAGTCCACACGTAAAGATACACATGGTCAATATAAAGACATGTGTACTAAATGCGATAACCTTATCGATGACGTGCAAATGACAGCACGCGAGGATGATGTTATGCCAATTATGGAAGATAATGACGAACATGATGATCTTTTGGGGCTATCTCTAGAAGATATTCAATCTCTTGATTATTCTGATGATAAGTAAGCTATGGCTATGAAATCTTTTCGGGCTAGATATGCCCTAAATAGTTGTATAGCCAAGAATGTCAATGGTTGGAAATCTGATTTTACTACTGAATATAATGATAAAGGTGGTACTGAGAAGATTGCTTACTGGTGTACAAAAGATGGAGTAAAGATTATTCGTTGTGACCAATATGAACCTACTGAGAATACCGACCAAGCTTGGGATCTGCTCCAAGAATGGGAATTGCTCCATGAAAATCGAGACTTCATGATTAAGGCCGCAGACAGCATCTCTGAAGACGAACTTAGTCTAGAAGATGACTACCATTGCTTTGCTCGGTTGCAGATTTGCTTAGCTGTTCTGGCCTGTGCTTCATTTGTTTGTGATCGAGATTTTGTTACGGAGTATGATTATGCATATTGACTATGTATGTTAGACATACTAATTGCCCACGCTGTGGAAGCCGGGATAATCTGGGCGTGTATGCTGATGGCCATTCTTGGTGTTTTGGTTGTGGTCATTATATACCATCAGTTGAAACTCTTGGGGATCGGGCCTCCAAAATCAGCAGAGCAAAAGAGATTGCTTATGAAGACTCCATCGAACCCATGCCCCGAGACATCAGTTATGATCTCCCCGAGCAACCTACCCGATGGCTTAAACAGTATGGAATTACTGAAACTGAGATTAAAAATAATAGAATTTGTTGGAGTACTACCACATCTCAGCTTATCTTCCCAATATACGGAGGTGACTCTGGAGTTATCGCCTGGCAAGCACGTAATTTTAACGCAGACAAGGCTCTCAAACGGAAATATTATTCTGTCGGTAAAATGGATGAAATCCTCCATATAATTGGTAATCATCAAGATGAAACTATCATCCTAACCGAAGATATAGTATCGGCAATTAAAGTATCCCGGCACATGAATGCCATGCCAATCTTTGGTGCTCATATCTCATCAAACCGTCTAAATCGACTCATACGACGTTTTAATAAGTTGGTGGTATGGTTGGACTATGATAAGGCTGTTGAGGCCCGGAAGGCCGTTCTAAGGGCTTTACAGTATGGTTTTGAAGCGAAAACTATCCATACAGAATTAGATCCCAAAGAATTAAGTGATAAAGAGATACGTAAACAATTGGAATAAACTATGGCTATAAGTAAATGGGCAATTAAACTACCAGAAAAAGATATCAAGATTAAGGTAACAATCCCAACTGATATCACAATTGAAATTCCTTGGTATGAGGGGGAACCTCTAAGATATACCCCAGATGAATTCCAGACTTTGGTAGAAAAGATGTTGGCTCTAAAGTTTGATAACTTTACTATCGAAACAGTAAAACAGAATCAACATTTGAAGTTTTATTCTGAAGATATTCCAGAACAGGTTACGCAATTAGGTCAAGCCGGAAGATTTGAAGCACAAATGGCAGCAGATGTTTGGCCACATGCTATCGGAGCTGTTCCTGAGGGACGTCTAGGAATTATTGCTCCTCATGGTGTACCTCGACCTGTTAGGGCAGTTAATAGGGTAGGGGATCTGATTGAAGAAATCGCTCAGGCAAGAGCTAACAATATGGACGCCCAAGATGAGCTGGATTTCTAATACTGTTGTATTTTAGAGACACTAAATTATCTCAAGAGCAACAGATACAAAATAGTTCTTGCACTTTTTCTCTAGATGTGGTACAATAGAAGTACAATACAGTTTTAACATAAGCTTTTAAATACTATGGTTAAGGGTCTTTAGAACCCTTAACCTATTATATATAAAGGAATTATGACAAAGTCAGTTTGGAAAAATGAAGTAGATAATTTAATTGCTCTGGATAAATCTGGCATGAATTTATCTGATATTGCAGATATATATCATGTGTCTAGACAAAGAATGAGTCAAGTGTTTAACAAGTTTGATCTAGAGATAACTAGTAAGCATGTAAAACGAGAAGCTAAACGAGTAGCCTATCATGCAAAGTGGGGTGATCGTGGCCAGGATCTTTATGATATTAAACGATCTAAATGGAGATTAAAAAAGGCCAATGCACTTAGGGCTGGGATTGATTTCTCAATCCAATTTTCTGAGATTGATTTTCCTACTCATTGTCCAGTTCTTGGAATTAAACTTGACTATGAGAATGAATCTAAGAAAGAAAATAGCCCATCCTTTGACCGTAAAGATAAGACCAAGGGATATGAAGTTGGTAATGTGGGAATCATATCATTACGAGCCAACCGTATAAAAAATGATGGCTCTGCAACAGAACACAGGTTGATAGCTGATTACATGGAGGCCGATGATACTATCACCAAACAGCGCAGTTTTAACACTGTTAATTAAAGACAAAAAGCTATACGAAGAATACATATCTTATGTAAATCTCAATAAGGAAGACAAAGAACTAGGCAACATCTATAAAGTACTGGCTCTTCTATTCAAATATGAACGTGAATCTTATACTCTTGATGAGTTAGAAACGTTCTTCTATGGTCAATATCCCAATATGAAAGCTTCGGATATTGAAACTTATCAAAACATCTTTAAGAATATTAGATCATTTGACATATCTGAGGATATGCTCTACGATCTATTAGCCCAGTCTAAGGCTAGGGCTCAGGCTACAGATATTGGCATGATGGCTTTTGATATTGCTGAAGGTAAGAAGTCACCTAGTGATCTAGTTGCTCTTATCGAAGCATTTCAGGGGATGACACAAGAGCTTCCAGCAGAAGATGTAAGCGAAGAGCTATATCAATCAGATTTTGCTACACTTATTGCCATACACGTTAACGCTCATGGTCTGCGATGGAGACTTAAAACTCTCAATCGAATCCTCGGCAGTCTTCGCATTGGTAACTTTGGTTTCCTCTTTGCTCGACCTGAAACGGGTAAAACTACATTTCTGGCGTCGGAGGTAACCCATATGGCGGAACAGCTAACTACTGAACATCCAGCCATATGGTTTAACAATGAGGAGAAGAAAGAAGCTGTATGGCTTCGCATCATGCAAGGAGCCCTCGGTGTAACTAAAGATGAGTTTCTTAAAGATCCAGAAGGATGCGATATAAGATTCAAATCTATATTAGGCGGTAAGTTATTTCTTGTGGATGGTAGCGACATTACCAAGGAAAAGGTGGAGCGTATCTGTAAGGCAATGAATCCGGGTCTTATGGTATTTGACCAACTGGATAAAATTAGTGGGGTAAGTAAAAATGATCGAGAAGACCTACGGCTTGGGGCGATATATATATGGGCACGGGGACTTGCCAAGCAGTATTGTCCCGTTATTGCTGTTTGCCAAGCCGATGGAACTGGAGAAGGTGTTAAGTGGCTCAACATGGGACACGTTAGTTCTGCCAAGACCAGTAAGCAAGCTGAAGCGGACTGGATTCTTGGGATAGGTAAGACCCATGCGGAAGGAGAAGCCTATGTGCGCTACCTTAATGTGTCGAAAAACAAACTAACTGGCGATGCTGACAGTGAAGAAGCTTTGAGACACGGAAGGAAAGCTGTATTAATTAGGCCTGAATTTGCGAGGTACGAAGATGTCGAATAAATATCGTGAACCAAATCGAGAAGAATTTAAAGAATTAAAACGGAAATACCCCGGTGATAACTGGAAGCAAGAACGGAAAGCTTTCAAGAAGATCGTGCAACGTATGCGTCGAGAGAATCCCCAATGACATGCGCGTACTAACGTTTGATAACGAAACAACCATAAGGAATAAAGGTAATCCCTTTACACGAAGTAATTTCTTGTGTACAGTGGGTATCCTAGTAGTCGAAGATGGAATAGAGATATTCTATCGAGATCTAAACTTTTTAACAGAACCCCACCAAGAACTTCTGGACACAATCCAAAAAGAACTTGATTTGGCTGACCTGATTATCGGGTTTAATATTAAGTTTGATCTTCATTGGCTACGCCGATATGGTATTACCTTTGATGATGCTAAAGTATGGGATGTACAGGTAGCGGAATTTATTATCTCTAACCAGAAAAATACATATCCGTCTCTGGATGATACCGGAGAGAAGTATGGACAAGGCCGTAAGCTAGATATAGTTAAAACTGAGTACTGGGATAAAGGAATTGATACCCCAGATGTACCAGCCTATATACTAGCAGAATATCAAGAACAGGATGTTCGCCTTACATATTTATGCTATTTGTACCAAATAGCCCTATTAAATGAGCTTCCATTAAAGCATCGATTAATAACTTTGGCATGCCAGGATCTGTTGGTCCTCGAAGAGATGGAATGGAATGGATTAAAATATGAATCGGAAAAATCCCTATTATTGGGAGATGATCTCCAAAGAAGCACACAAGACCTCGATGAGCGACTTCGTAGTCTGTTCCCTGGTATTCCTATTAATTGGAATAGCGGCGATCATCTTAGTGCTGTTCTCTTTGGTGGCCGGATTGTGGAGCGGAGGCAGATCCCTACTGGCGTATATAAAACCGGGATCAAAGCAGGACAAACTAAACTAGGATGGACTGAGGTACAATATGATTTACCGAGATTGGTCGAACCAAATAAAAGTGATGAACTTTCATCCACAAAGGGGTTTTCGAATGAGGATGCGATTCTCAGAAAAGGTTCGAGGATGTATGCGACCAATGAGGGTGTCCTTAAATCCCTCAAATCTACGAGTAAGGCCAAAGAGATTATTGGAATTATTTTGGAGAGGTCTGAGAAGGAGAAACTTAGGGGCACCTACTATCATGGAATCCCAAAACTATGCGAAGAAATGGATTGGGAACCTAACATGATCCATGGACAACTCAATCAGGTTGTAGCAGCAACAGGAAGGCTAAGTGCGACGAAACCAAATCAGCAGAATATGCCTCCCGAGTTCGATGCCCTTTTAATTACGAGGTTTTAGATGACCGCAACAGATATTATCATTATAAGCGTAATACTTATTTTTATTGGATTAGTATTTTTCTAGGAGATACCATGTTTAATTATTCATTAATTATTGTTTATATTCTCATTTTTGGAGTTGGTGTTGTCCTTGGTTATAGTCTTGGTTCTACGGACGAATTCTGATGCTAGCTATTATTCTCGGAGTTATTGCCCTCGTACTAGCAATCATTGGTCTTCTTATATGTGATGGACTTCCTGATTCTAACGATGAATGGCAATAAAATAAAGAAGTTGAACTGTAAGGAATGTCCACACTATTGTGAACCCAGAGAAGGGTATATCATGGGAACATGTATTGAGGTACATTCCTATCAGCATGGCTTAGACAAAATTGAGGAGTGTCCATTGATCCTCCAAAAACAAATAGAAATAGATGCTCTGTAATATTGATGCAAAAGGCCTCGAAGTAGTTGCAGCAGCATATCTTAGTCAGGATAAAGTTCTCGTACAAGAGGTACGAGACAAGATAGATCTACATGGGGATAATCAGAAACGATTTGGACTTCCAACTCGGGTTATCGCCAAGGTATTTAAATTCCGATTAATTTATGGTGGTAGTGCTTACAGTTATTCTGTTGATTCAGATTTTGCTGAAGTTGGATTTAGTCAAAAAAGATGGCAACAGGTTATCGATGAGTATTATGATAAATATCAAGGTCTAGCCACTTGGCACACACAGATTGTTCAGGAAGTTACATTAACAGGTAGGATTAACCTACCTACAGGGCGGCAGTTTGATTACCAACCCTTCGAGTCTCCTAACGGAGATATTAAATGGCCCCGCACTACCATTCTTAATTATCCTGTTCAAGGTTTGGGGGCTGACCTTGTTATGCTTGCTAGGATTAGTTTTAGGAATCGCTTACGTAAGCTAGGACTTCGGGCTCTTCTTATATCAACTGTACATGATTCTATTGTCGTGGATTGTCCTGATAAAGAAGTAGACATTGTATGTCAATTAGCCCATGATGTATTTCGGGATATACCAGCTAATTTCCAGAAAATGTTTGGAGTGGAGTTTAATCTTCCGATGACAGCAGAGGTATTAATTGGAAATAATATGGGAAATATGAAGGAGTGGAATGTTAAAAACTAAACTATCGGAACTAATTTGTAAGTGTCGAGAGAAGCCAAATACCTGGCCTGAGAAGAAAATAAACTTCTATGAATATGATGCAATAACCCGTGTTGGTAAAGAAGAAGATGCCCGTACACGTAAAGTAATGGAAGATTTTGACAAACAACGTAAGGAACGAAATGGCTCAAATTAAATTTATTACATCCGAAACAGAATTTGTTAAAACAGCCAAAGGGGGTTATAACAAGATTAATGTAACCTATAAAGATCCCAATGGTAAGATTGTTAGTCGGGGTATCTTTGACTTTGCAAAGCCAGCTATCTTTAAAGCATTTAAGGATGCCAATGCCAATGATCTATTTGATGTAGAGGAAATTAAGAATGACAAAGGATACTGGGAATTCGTTACCGTCACAAAATCAATGGGACCAGCCGTTGAACATACATCTGAACCAACGGTATCGACAGGAGTTTCAATCCCTAAAGCAACTGGAGGAGTGGTTGCACCACGTAGTAACTACGAAACACCAGAAGAACGAGCCTTCCGACAGCGCCTCATCGTTAGGCAGTCGTCGATTGGACATGCTCTCGAATTTCTACCTCTAAGTGGTGAGAAGAAATCTACCAAAGAGGAAGTGATTAAGCTAGCTCGATATTTCGAATCATTTGTCTATGGCGAAGAATACGATACGAATGAAAAAAAAGCTGTAGCAGCTAGTATGAAAGCTATTATGGATATGCCTGAAGGTATTGAAGTAGACTAAGGAGCCCGATGAAAATTACAAACCTAGAAAAACGAGAAGACGGTGGTGCTGTAATGTCGTTTGATGCAACAAGTGAGGAATTCTCCTATTTATTGACATTTGCGATAAACAATCTAATAGCCATGGGCATTATTGCCATGGATGAAGAAAGTATGGAACCACAAGAAGTAGAGATTCTAAACAAGAAAATTAAAGGAATGCACTAATCATGTTTACATTTATTAAAACTGTTGAATCAATTGCCGCTGAATTGGAAGCTAAGATTAAAGATCTGGAAGCTCTTGAAGCCCAACATTTGTTAGCCGTAATGAACCATGCTAAAGTTATCGCTGCCACACAAGAGGCTCAAATAGCTGCTGGTGCTAAGGCCGCCCTGGCCAATAGCTTGGCTTCTAAGATTCGTTCCATGCTGGGTCTAAGCTAATATGTTTCAAATTATTATGCTGGGAATTAATGCTGTCTTCTTTACTATAGTGGCTCGATGGGCCTCTCAGGAAGAAAATCCAGATCCAGTAATGGTTTATGGTATTGGTGCCTATGCTCTCTGTAATCTTCTGGCAGCTATTCTAAAATAGGATGAAATCCTTAAGCGCAAGGAATTTGCTATGATAGCCTTAGTTGATGCGGATATTACTGTGTACAGATGTGCTGCTGCTAGTGAAAATGATCCTCTAGAAGTAGCGGTAGATCGTCTGGAACATCTCATGGATAAGATTGTGTCAGCTACCAAAGCTGATACAGTCCAATCCTACATTACTGGTGAAAATAACTTTCGGTATAAAGTAAACCCGGAATATAAAGCCAACCGCCGTCAAACTCTTGATCCCAAGTGGCGTCAAGAACTGAATGAGTACATGGTTGTAAACTGGAAAGCTGTCGTAACTGATGGCTTTGAAGCTGATGATGCCCTTGGCATGGAACAGATGAAGTATGGGTACTATCCAATACCCAACACAGTCATCTGTAGTATTGACAAGGATCTAAAGCAAATACCGGGACTTCATTATAATTTCGTAAAGGATGAATGGGATGAAGTGTCTCCAGCAGAAGGACTACGTTTCTTTTATGAGCAGCTGCTTATTGGAGATCGTGCTGACAATATCATTGGTATTGATCGTGTTGGTCCTGTAAAGGCTAAGAAAGCATTAGAAAATTCTTTTCAAGAAACAGACTGGTTTCGGCAGGTACGATCTATGTATTGTAATGATAAGCGCATGTTGATGAATGCCCGATGTTTACATATCTGGCAAGAAATGGGGGGAGATTGGGTAAATACAGATCTTGGCAAAATGCTAGCCGCAGAAGTGGGTTTGAAGATAGAGTAGAAGATACTCTTAAACATCTCAATGCTAAATATGAATATGAACCCGATATTCTTAAGTATGAATTACCGGCAACTACTCATAATTATCATCCTGATTTTAAGCTTCGAGATAATGTATACATTGAAGCTAAAGGAGAATTCACAGCAGCTGATCGAAAGAAAATGCTGGCTGTACAAGAGCAATACCCAGATGTAAAAATCTATATACTCTTTCAGAAAGCAGGTAATACTCTTTCTAAGAAAAGTAAAACCACATATCGAGACTGGTGTAGTAAGAATGGTTTCGAGAGTGCCGACTTTAGTGAAAAGGAGATTTGGACGAAATGGCTATAAAAATTTTAGTCTGTCCTGATACCCAAGTACGTCCGGGTATCGATCTGTCCTATCTTACAGAAATTGGTAAGTATTGGGTTGATAAGAAACCAGATATCGTAGTTCATCTAGGGGATCATTGGGATTTCCCAAGTCTAAGTAGCTATGATTTTGGTAAGATGGCTTTTGAAGGACGTCGATATAAGGCTGATGTAGAAGCTGGTAATCAAGGCATGGGTGCTCTACTCCATCCTCTCATTGAATATAATGAGAAACAGAAGAAGAATGGTAAGAAGCAGTATTGGCCAGATATGCATTTCTTGCTAGGCAATCACGAGCATCGTGTAGAGAGGGCTGTCAATGACGATTCTAAGCTGGAAGGTACTATTGGCTATGATGACCTTTTTCTACATCCTTGGAAAGTGCACCCCTTTCTCGAGGTGGTTGTCATCGAGGGAGTTGCTTTTAGCCACTATTTTACTACTGGTGTTATGGGTAGGCCCGCTACTACAGCTAGTGCACTTCTTAACAAAAAGCACATGAGCTGTATTCAAGGCCACCAACAAGGTCGTCAATCGGCTAGTTCATTCCGAGCTGATGGTAAACAGATCACAGCGATCATAGCTGGCTCTGGTTATCCTCATGATGAGGCATACATGGGTGCTCAGGGTAATAAACACTGGCGTGGTGTGGTTATGCTCCACAATGTGGAAGATGGTAGCTTTGATGAGTGCTTCGTTCCGCTCTCTTATTTGAAAGAAAAATATGGCACAGAGTAATGTTAGAAGTATTAAAGAAGCAGTCATTAATGTAGTAGTTGGCTATCTAGTAAATTATGCAGGTAACATCGCTATCTTTAATGGACTTCTTCATCAGAATATTACATGGAAACAGAATATCGTAGCTGGTGTTTTGTTTACCGTTATTAGTTTGGTACGTAGTTATCTAATCCGCCGATGGATGAATAAGAATGACTAAACCTGTAACATACATTCAAGGCCAAGTATTCCCCAATGAAGCTGGTGGTATCAAGCACGATCAGGATAAGCCAATGATGGATCTTTTAGATTCTGGCTTCCTAGAAGATATGGCAAGTGTACTGACCTTTGGAGCTAAGAAATATGCCGCGCATAATTGGCGTAAAGGAATCAACGTATCTCGTACTATTGCTGCTATTTATCGACATCTTGGGGCTCTTAATCGTGGGGAAGATCTTGATCCAGAATCAGGATGTCATCATGAAGCTTGTATTGCTATTAATTGTCAATTTCTAAATTGGATGTTAAAGAATAGGCCCGATCTTGATGATCGGTTTAAGAATGACAAATCTAGCTGATAAATTAATCGAGCAGGCTAAAAGGCATCCTTACTTCCATTTGGAAGGTTACATGGAACGTTATTGGCTTACTCCATTTAGTCCTGATAATTCTCAAAATACTAGAATTCATCATATTTTATCTAGTGATAAGGATAGAATATTTCATGACCACTCTTGGGAATCTACAAGTATTATCTTAAAGGGCGGATATTGGGAAATTATGCCGGGGGACCAAGGTCAAGATCCTTCTTTTGATGATATTAATTATATATCAATTTGGAGAGCACCCGGAGATGTAGTTAGCCGCAAAGCATTAACTCGCCATAGAATAGAATTACCAGAGGGTAAAACATCTTGGTCTATGTTTATCATGGGTAAGTACGAGAATAAGTGGGGTTTCTATACACCTGAAGGTAAGGTGTACTGGAGAGAATATTTAAATGAGGAGGAAAGGAAATCCGAGGATGAGTAATATTAAACGTATGGTTGATGAGATTCAAGAGTTCTATGATCGACTCTATGCAGCCCAACAAAAGAAACTGACTCCCGCGGAGAAAGCCAGCTTTGAAGCTGAATTACTTATGCTGAAAGCTAAGTATCCCCTGACTAAGGCAAGTGACTTTGATGAACGACAAGCTAATTGATTTGCTGGGAATACTACGGGATTACGATCCTGTATCCTTGATTGAAGTACTTGGTATTACCTCTGATGATTTGATAGATGCACTTCGGGATTACGTCGAAGATCATCAAGAAGAAATCGAAGATAATCTGTGAGGAGCTTTGCTCCGAAGGTAATCTCTTTAGGAGATTAGATAAAAAGAAGCCCCGATAACCTACAAAGGTTCGGGGCTTTTATTTTAACTTAAGAAAAGATCATGTTCAGCTTTACGTCTATTATCTAATCCATGTTGAACTGCACTACCAGGACTATCCCATTTTAAGAACTCAGCTGCTGCTCCTTGATAATCAAAGGTATTCAGTTTCTTAAGTAGGGTAGATGGCTGTCCATTCTTAAGTTGGATTATACCATCTTTATATCTACTACCTGGACCTACATTTCCAATAATAGAACAGAGAGCATCAAACTGATTTTGGGTAAGCGGAACAACTACATTCTTATTAACAGTGTTAACTACCCATTCCATATCGTCTTCAAAATAGATTCTACTTTGTTCTTCGGTGATAGTAGTTCCCTCATGAACCTCAGGTCCAGTATGTCCTCGTCCGACTGTCCAGGGATCTCCCCCAGTCTTAGGATCAGGATAAGCTTCAAGCTCATTGCCCTCAAACTTATCCCATAGATTAATTAAACCTTGTGAATAATTCATTTGGTTCCTAACAATTGTTTAGTAAATGATGCTCGTTTCTGGGCCATCTGTAGATCATTAAGAGATGTACTCTTGGCTGCTTTGAGATCCTCAAATTCACCTCGAGTAAGCTGCCGTCCAATCTGATTCTCAACTAAGCCTTGAATAATACCATCGGTATTACGTGCATAGTCTGGATTCAAAGCTATAAGCTGTTGGAATAATCCACCCAAAGGACGATGTTGATCGGCTGCATCTCCCATTAATGTAATTAACTTCTTGGTTTGAACATCCTGACGTTCTTTAAGATAGTTAATCTGATTATTGATATCTCGTTGTTTCTTTTCGTCAAGAGAAGTAAATGGATTATGATACATAATGTCTGTATCTTCACCACTACGTTTAATACCCTCTTTCAGAATAAGATCATTAGGGCCACCTTGTGGACTAGGTCGTTGTTTGGCTTCAGCATTCTCATACAAGAATTGGAAGTTAGGAGGAATGATTGCTTTACGAGAACGATATAGATCCATCTGAGTAGGTGGATTAACTAAACCAGTCTTCGATAAAGCATTCTTGCCTTCATTATAAGCTTCAGATCCATAATCTAAAATAGACTCAGGAAGGAACTGACCAAATCCAAACAGAGAACCAGTCCGGTTAGACTGAAATATATCTCGTTTGGTAGCTTCTGGAATAGCACCATAGTAGGCATCATTAGAATGTTTGCCAAATACGTCAGGACCATGAGCCATCTGGAGTTGGAAACTCAATGGAATATTCAGGTTGAACATATCATTAAGCTTCTTAGCCAGTTTATCATAATCCTGGATACCGGGCATGCCAGACCAACCTGTAGCTAGATACGATACAGCTAGGAATGACATAATTGGTAGGGCTACACTATTAATAAATTGTCCTTTATGTGTACCTATACCACGACCCACTGTTTCCATTTGGGCGATAGTGTTAATCATAAATGTAGACAATTGATTCAATGTAGAGCCAATCAGGGGACCTTCCTCACGGATAAGATCACTCTTACCAGCTTTGGTATAGTCACCCATAACCTGATTCATAGCACGAACAGCATAGACCCGTGCCTCACCTTCTGGAAATCCTAGATCCTTAGCAAGCTTATAGGATGTCAGGAAAGACATAGAACGTGGAGTACGCTCGGCATGTTGAGTAATAGCCGAACCTGTAGCAATCTTAGTAGCTTGCTTAGTAAGGTTCATATTATCATGAGAGATAAGGGTATCCAGATGCCCGTGTTCAGTAGCCCATTTAAGAGCTGCTGTAGATTTTGGATCGGCCATGCCACCCATATGGGCTATAGTGTCATAGTGAGCCTTAACCATAGCAGCCATGACTTTGATTGGGGACTTACCCAATTGGATTGCCTGGTTAGCTATACCGGAGACTGGATCATTCTTAGCAAAGAACGCAGTACCCTCACCCATAGAACCCATAACAGAAAGAAAATGTTGCAAATATTGAACTGGCAACAAATGAGCATTCATATAAGGACTAATCTTAGACCAGAGAGCTAACCTACCAAATCCACGTGTGGCATTGGCTATAGTTTGCTTACCAATAGCTGGTTGTTTAGTATGGCTAGGAATAGTGCTCTTATCTCCCATAGAGGATAGCATATCTACAGCCTTTTCAGGCAGAGATACTTTAGAATTATCATAGAGAGGTTTAGTATAAGCTTCAGATTGTTCACGAATGATTTTCTGAAGTTGTGGCCACGCCTGAGTATGAGCTACATCATGATCTTCAGCAGCCTGCTTAAACGCCTTCATTAGCTCATTGTTAATGACCTCTTTAGAGAAACGGCTAGAGTCATTCATGTACTTCTGAGGAAGTTTAGTCAGGAAATCTGCATCACGTTGCATAGCTTGACGTTGTGCTCCAACAGCATCCTCTGGAAATTCATGCTTACCCGCATATTCCATGTCTCCGGTACGAAGTTCTTTAGCACCAAGACGAGCCCTGTTCAACTTAGCAGATACAGCAGCAATCATATTATGAAAACCAGATGGATCTGTACCATAGAAACGGGAAGCTTGTTGCTTAAGCATCTCAGAAAGATCATGAAAGCTTTGTCCTACACGAGGAGCACGTTTGTAATCCACAGCATAACCATCAGGAAGAGTTCTATTAAGATGCTCTGCCATCTTACGAGCTTCAGCTAGAGATCCAAAAGCTTGGACATGTTGTTGTCCAGATTTCTTCTCTATCGTTGTAACTCGGAATTCACCATTAAGTTGATGCTGGAAGTAGTTAGGAATAGGTTTAATCTGAGGTTGTCCCACTTTCTCTAGACGAGCATTGTTCATCTTAAGGCCCATATCATAGATACGACCTGCCTCAGTAAGAGCTTTAGCTACCTTTGGAGTAGCCCCACGATCCAACCATTCTTTCTCAGTGAAGTGATTACGACCTTCATTAATCATATCCTCACTAGTACGACCTTCAAACCGGGATTTGAGTTGAGCATACTGCCAACGTTCATCCTTATTGAGAGTCTCTAGATTACGGGTTGGGTGTTCCCCATGATCTCCTTCTAGAGTCTTACGAACTTCAAAATTAACTTTATCAGAAATATGGGCAAAAGCATCATAAGCCCCCCGAAGTATAGGATTATCATTCCAGAGATTACGCCGATACCAATTAGGATAGGCTTCCCCAGTGCGCCCGTTAAGAGGTTTAATAGTGTCTTCATTGATACCAAACGTCTTAAAAATGTTGTCGGGAGACATTAAGATCTGGCGATCTCGTTGAGTCTCTAATTGTGCCTTAGTCGGAGTTACACCTTCATTAGAGGTATCACCTGCAATATCTAACATGTGTCCCACTTGTTCTGGAGCATTAAATAGGAAACTAGGTTCAGTATCACCAAAAGCTTGTTGTTCTCCATTCCCTTTAAATAGAGCATTAGAACCTTCTGTATTAATCTGAGCTACCTTATCAATAGGTGCTGTTTCTGGAAGGGGTTCAGCAGCCTTTTGAGCTGATGTAACCAAATCATCCAGAGGATTAATATGAAGTTCATTCTGACCTGAATACTGAGGAGTTTCTGGGCCTAGGTACGTCTCACCAGTAGTCCAGGGCTCTACCACATTAGGATGTGGAGTATCAAGTTCCCCAGTAAACGGCATAGCCGGGGTTTGATTAGGATAAGCATTATTTTCAGGAGATTCTTCTGGGAACAATTGCCCTTGTATTGGAGCTGCTTCTTCTACTTCTGGAGTACCTTGAACACCCAAGTCTTCATCCAATTTTCCATAGAATGGTTTAGGATTAGAAGCTTCTCTAGCCTGATCTACTAGCCCAGAAAGCTTAGGTGGAGTAATAGTAACAGGTTCTGGAGCAATTGGCCCCTCTTGGGCTGGAATTTCTGGGAACAGCTCAGATTGCTGTCCTCTAGGAAGCGCTTGGGGAGCTTCATGAGCCTCAGGTAATACGTTACCACCAGTATAATGGTCAGCAAGCGCTGTGGCCCCTTTATGGGCTCCCAAAGGGATTGCTACCATTGCTGCATCCCGAAGAGCATCATTTACGAAGGTTCCGGGTGTAGAAACGGTGTTTGCCAATATTGTAGCTGGTTTACCAAGGATTGTATCCAAAGCACCGGTAAAAGGCTCGGCATTCTCAGTAGCCAGATTTGAAGTTTGAAGAGCTTTATCCAAACTCAACTTGGACATGATCTCATCTTTAACATTCTTGGCTACAGTTGGGTCCATAGTTGCTAGACCAGCTACTCCACCCCCCAAGTAGCCGGCTGCCATACTACCGGCCGAACCTACTAAATCAATTAACTTAGCAGTCGAGGAAGCCGACTCTTTAGCTTGTCCAAGAAGACTGGTATCTTTAGCTGTTGGAGTAGAAGCAATAGTAGGATTCCCGGTAGGAGCATGCTCATTGACCCCAATAGGGATGTCGGTTGGACTAGCTCCGATAGGTTTATCAAGTTGTCCTGTAAAGGGTTTAGGCTGCATCGGAGTACCTTGTGGGGTATCCAATTGACCTGTAAACTCAGTTGCTGGTTTAGCATCTAGGGCTCCTATAAAAGGAGCCACCGTTCCTTCTGGCTTAGGCTGAAAGAACTTAGCTGTATTCTGTAAATACTTAAATGTCTCTGGTGAAGTTGGGGCTTTACCCGCTTGTGCTAAAGCACCTTGAGAATTACCACCATTATAATGGGCCAAGGCAGCAGGAATACTACCGTGATATTGTTTCAATAGATCGACAGCCATATCTCCAGCAGCATCAATAGATGCATACGGATCTCGGATATCACGACCTTTACCATATTGTTTCCATGTTTCGGGCATAAACTGCATAACACCCTGAGCGCCAGCTGGAGAAACAGAGGTGGCGTTGGAACGCTCACCCCCATTCTTGATAGCCATAAGGAAACCAGATGGAAGCCCTTTATCAGCTTCCACCTTAGTTGCATATGCATCCAATTTAGGATCATTATATTGCGTTGGGTCCAAACTACCTGTAAATGGTTGAGCCATAATAATCCTTATTTAGATTTATCTTACTGCCACATCTTTCCTTGTGGATCTTTATACACTGGTTTACCACCAGATGTACCAACCACTGTACTACCCGGTGGAACTCCCGGTGGAAGTTGTGGACTGGCCTGCGGAGCTGGTTTAGCTATTGGAGCTTGTCCTGGAGTTGGGAAGTTAGCTACAGGATTAGCCCCCGGTTGAGGAATGGTATTAACCACACCCGGTAACAGAGAACTAGTTGTATTAGCTTGTTGAAAGGCTTGGAATAGACCTTTATTATTAGCCAATGATGTAGCAATCTGATTAGCTTGATCCAGTGCTTCTTTAGCTTCAGGAGTTGGGTTAGCTTGATACTCTTGAGTACGTTTAGCAACCAATTGATCTGGACTAACAACCTTATTGTCAAACATAACTTGTTTGAGTTTAAGAGCATTAGCAGCAATAGATTCTTTGGAAGTATTATTCATACCAGCAACAGTAATCGAAGTATCTGCTTTAGTAGTAGCAACATTCTCAGCAGAAGCAGCTTTAATACCAGCCACATTAGAAGTACCTGCATTTTTAGTTTGTTGCAGAGCTTGTTGTTGAATATAAGCTTGTGTACTTTGCTGAATCTTAGTACCCATATCAGATAATGCTTGAGGCATATCATTTGGATCTTTAGATAACAATCCTTGCATTATAGGATGATCTTCCGGGATACCAATCTTTGCTCCAAAGTTTGTTAATGCTTGGGCACGGGCTGGAGGAGGTACTTGATTAAGAACAGCACCAAACTGACTAGTAAGCGATCCAAAATTCTGCAACTGGGTAAGTTTGTCAGTAGTTTGTTTAGTATTTAGATCTGTACTTTGTTGGGCAATCTTCTGAGGCATATTAGCTTGAGCTAATTGACCAGCAGCAGCCTGTTGTTGAGACTGTCCTTGAATGCCAGGAAGCTGGGCCTGCATTTGCTGACTTTTTAGCAAAGACTGTAGTTGCTCTTGTTGCTGGGCTTGTCCTTGTTGGAAGGCGTCATATTGACCACCACCCATAATATCATTGAGAGCCATAGGATTCCTTAAAAGAGACTGCCAAGCCAATCACCAGCACTAGAAGCAGCATTACCAACAGCACTAGCAACTCCAGGTACTGCACTAGCCGCTGTAGTTCCAGCCCCAAAGAGTTTACTTAAGCTAGTAAGGCCACCATACTTATTAGTATTATAGGTAGAGTTTAAACCTTGATAAGCAGGGCTCATCATAGCATTAGCATTACCTTGTGCAAGGGCTTGTTGTAGATCTACCGCCCGTTGTCCATATTGGCTGTTGCGCCCAGCTGCTGCATCTCTAGCAGCCAGTTGCCGCTGAAGACCCTGAGAATATGCGCCATTTTGACTAAAATTATTAGTAATGGAATTCATCATATTCTGAGCATTTTTAGCTTTTTGATTAGCAGCATACAAATCGTAGAGAGAACTAGCCCCCCGATATGTTTGGCCGATCGGGCCATTATATAGACTCTTGGCTTGGTTAAAAAGACCAGTTAATCCTGATTGAGAAGCAGCTGTACCTGAATCGATAGCACCATTAACATCAACACCATTAAATCCAGAACCTAGAGTATTGCCTAAACCACCTCCAGCACCACTGCCAATACCACCAGAAAATGTACCAGAAGGTACACCACCAGCAGATGGAGATAGGGAACCAAAAGCACCCATATCCCCGCCTCCTGCAAAAGTAGCATTGTCAATACCAAGTCCATTAAATCCAGAACCTAAACTTCCAAAATTTCCAGATCCAGCAGAACCAAACTCAGTCCCACTTCCGGCTGTAAAATCAGTCCCAGTACTAGTACCGCCACCAGCTCCACCAAATCCGCCAGCTGCGCCGCCTCCTACACCGGCTCCCGTGAAGCCAACTCCATTCATACCATTGATACCAGCACCAGAAAAACCGGCACCAGACATGCCGTCAATACCAGCTCCGGCAAAACCAGCCTCTCCAGCACCAGCACCACCTGCTTCACCGGCCCCTGCCCCGGCTCCAGCAGCTGCCCCACCAAATGCCCCCGCAAGAGCACCGCCTCCTAGCACAAAGGCAGCTAATGGTAAGACATCATGTAGCATGGTCTGACCAAAGCTCATATTCCTTTCGGTAGAGAGCTGGTTATTCTCAGTAACATTACCGGATGGACCAAAGCCCATCGCATGATAAATAGCTCCTGCAGTCGTATCTGGAGAACTCCATACGTTACCTCCACGAAGTGCCCCCATTGGATCATTGGTATTCGGATTAACCCAGCCAACCCCTGGAATATTTACCAGATCTCCAGGCATATTATTAGTAGTAGAATTTGGGTTATGGTATACACTAGGACCACTAGTAGGATCACCATTAAAATTAGTACCCGGACTCCAATTAGACGGATCTTTATATGCTGCTAAATTGGCCTGAAATGTTGGGTCAGCCATCAGACCTTTCATATAAGTATCACCAAGACTACCAGCAGCATAGCTTGGCATACCCCCCGGAGTTGGATTATTAGCCTGACCTTGGCTTATAAGCTCTTGCAGAGTCATTTAGAATACTCCATATTAAATTTATTAATAAACATTATTAACCTTATCTTCAATAATAGATAATCTAATTATGGATTATCCGACCTTAGTAATTGTTATGTGCCCAGTTTGAGTAGATCCAGAGGATTGTTTGACTTGGATTGCTAAACCAGATAAAGTAATTGGATAGTCAGTACCAAAACTAGATAGCATAATCTTCGATGTAGCCCCATCCGTAGCTATTACAGCAAATGAAGAGTATCCTGATACATTCGAGACATTCCCAATATTAGCAGATACCAAATACATAGATACAGATGTATTTGGCAACGTATATATTGTGGTTGTAGTACCAGAAGTAAGAGATACTGATGCTGTTGCTGTAGCAAAACTACCCCCAGTTACTACTCCTGTAATAGTTGCTGATGCTGCTGATAATAGGCCCGGGACTACAGCTGAAGTAGATGTAAGAGTCAATGAATTCGTAAGAGTATCTGATGCCCTAGTATTAAATACCATCGAGGCACCAATATCATTTACATCTATTGGTTGAGCTACAATTGTTCCCAGAGTCTTATTTGTACCTATTGTATCTTCACCAGTTAAAGCAATAGTTACAGTTTTGGTAGTGTTACTTGCAGTACTTGTATTAGTTAGAGTAAGCGGAGTATTACCAGTAGAAGCATTAGAGGATAAGGTAAGACTTGTTCCCGTCGCAGCACCTATAACTGGTGTGACCAAAGTTGGAGAAGTCTGGAGAACTGTTACTCCAGTACCAGTAGTTCCAGAGGAATTAAATGGAGTATATCCTAGTGCTGTAGTAACATCACCTGAAGTAAGGGTAACAGCTCCTGTACGGGTATTAAATGAATTAACAAAAGTACTACCTAAAGCTGTCCACTGGGCTAACGTCAGATGATATTGCTCCGTACTATTACCACCCTGTACTGAGGTTAATTCTACGTGGGCTCGATCAGAGAGATCTGATAATTTAGATCCAGCTTTATTAATTACAGCCCATGGAATAGAATTAGCCGTATTTAAATAGGAAACAAGGGTTGAGTACCAGTCGGTCCAAATAAATTCACCTGGTTGAGCTTGGATTGGTGGTGGTGGTATTACAGCCATAAAATCTCCAATTAATAATTTCCGATATTAACCATAAGTTCGAGGGCTTCTAATCGAGATGGGTAAGGTTGATTATAAGTAATCAAGAATGCCCTTCGGCGGAATATTCCTAATTGAGATATAGCAGCCATATAAGGATTCATCTGTAATGTCACAGGAGTACTAAAAGTATTGTAATCATCGTCAGACCATGAAATATTATATGGTGTATTCGTAATACCATTGGGGCAATCTCCAACCAAGAGTAAACGATTACATGATTTTCTCCTACTAGTATCAGCATCAAACTTTTTAGTCAAAGCTGTACATACGATAGGAATAGTTCCAGTTGGACTATAATCAGTATATGTAGTTTCGTTTAAAAGCATACTGGTTCCATCCACATTATGGACTAGTAACGGATAGCCACTAGGATGATCTCCAGAATAATTAGAAGAGAATGCTGTACCATCTGCTATGTAAGACCACTCGTGCCACATACCGCTATCAAAATCATAAACCCAAGTTCTTCCAGTAGGAAGATTGAGAATATACCATTTATGTCCCATAGATCGAACTACAAGTCCATAACAATTTACTATGTTTGTACCTAAGATATCGAGACTTTGGGATACAGCTGAATTTCCAATATCGTCAGCTTTAAACCCACTGATACTATAGACTGTACGGCCACCATTATTATTTTCTCCAATCAGAAGAACCTGGATATCCGTCTGGACTACACTTTCGGGCGCGGGGCAGCCAAATTGTTGAACTGCTGCTGCATTAAGAGCTAAAGGACTGCCCGTAGCAATCCCTGCATCAGAGAAATACTCAATGGCCTGTGTCCCAATCGCATAGAGATAATTTTGATTTTTAGTCAAATTTACAACTGTTTGAGGATACATTTCAGCTGTAATAAATTGTGCCGCTGACCAAGTTAAAGGATCTGTTACATTACAATTAAAAATATCAGCAGTTGCTGCTTTAGCTACAAAAACATATCCGTCTAAAGATACTGGATGAGGAACATGGGGTGTAGGAAAATTTACATCTGTGATCTTAGTAATTGTATTATCAGTTTTAACAACCCAACCACTTATACCATCACAAATAATAAGAGCACTATAAGTACCCTCATACAAGCTAAATCCAACAGTACCAGTACTAGTTGATAAAGTTTGTACAAATACACCATCTCTAAAGAGGTTCGCACCACACGCGCGCCACACTGAGTTATTAAAATAAATAGTACCTCGACCGGCAAAACCAACAGCTGGAAGATTCACAGATGTACCCGGACGTTTACGTAGGTAGTAAGTTCGAGGTTCTCCAAAAAGAGGGGGCTTGGTTTTAGTAAGAACCAATTCTGGAAAGAAATTTACAAATCTCTGATCTTTAGTAGAAGTACCATCTCGTTGCTGAGGACTTCCTACTAAAAGTACCCGCTGCTGTTTATAGGATGATTCTTGTAGATTAGTAGCTGCCATGAAATATCCTATTAATTATTTTGCCAATATGACCAATCTGGTTGAAAATGAATACTACCTTCCTCAAGACCAAACGATAAAGCATCTGCTAACATTTCTTTAGCTTCTTGTTTTAGAATAGCCCTATCTTGTAAAGGTATTCCATATTCAGGGGCCAACCGCGTGGCAAGTCCATAAATGATTGCCTCAGTCCAATAGGAAGGAAAGTCAATACTATCACTAGGATTAATCATATCGTCAAAAGGACGCTGATAAGTAATAGTTATATTCTGTAGAGATTGAGTTGTTGAATCTGGGATTGGCCAGATATGGACATTACCAGTTGTACGCAAAGGTTCATACCAGAGATTAATTGGAACACCAGTAGTTTGAGTAGATGTTAGTAAATTAAAATCATAATGGGTATAAATATTCATTAGAATAGTTACACCCGTAGAAATAAAATTGCGCCGTGCTTGAATCACTTTTAATGGCATTGGAGTATTAATAGTCTGCCCAATACCAATTGTATAAGTATTTGTATTAGTTAAAGGGAATGTAATTTCAGTAATTGCCCAGAGAGGCATTCCATAAGTTTGGAATGTCTTTATCATGGCATTAAGAGCTTGCATTGCACTTGCAGTATCAGATGTATTTACTGTAGTGCCCTGAACTAGATAAGCTATCTTTCTAAGGGCAGCAGCAATAATATCGGTACTAAACAATTCCCATGTTGTTGACCCTGAGATAGCCATTATTCTTCCTTAATAGGGGTTTCTTTACCCATACCCAAAGCAGCAGCTGCCCCTGCCCATGCTGCACCTAAGCCTAAACCAAATGTTTGCATATTGAATGCTACATGATTTCCGATGGTATCCCATCCCTGATAGAATAAGGATGCAACAGTACCACCAAATACTAGATATTTCATCAGAGAATGGGTTTTGTTATCACTCTCTGTGAAGAGTTGATTAAGCCAATTAATCATTTGGAACCTCGGGAGTTCTACGATTTTTAAAATAATCGTATATACGTATTCCGTACCAGATTATTGATCCGATAGCGGCAAGAGATGACAATATCGAAGGAAGAAAACTTAAAAAACTACCATAAGCTGCAATACCAGCTAGTATGTCTCCTACTGAAGAAGTATGGTTCATTCAGAAACCTTTAGTTTAATAAGTTCTTTTATTTCTTGAAGCATTACATTTGTTTCATTTGCTAAATCTGCCATATATATTTCCTCTTCTTCAGCGTGGATTTTATCTCGGGCTGTTTGTCTTGTTTGGGCTAATAGAATTAAAGGTGCCGCGTATCCACTCTGGATCGTGTATATGAAATTTAGAAACATAAATGGCAGGGGGTCCCAATGTTTACAGAGGGCTATGCTATTTAAGATAATCCATATAACAGTAAATAATGTTTGTCCTAATAGAAAAGAAGGGGTGCCAAAAAAAATAGCAAAACTTTCAGCAACCTGCCCAAACTTATCATCATCGCCTAAATGTTTATTTTCTTTTGGCAACCTAATTTTCATGTTAATCCTTAGAGACGCCTTTTGATCCAACATTTGGATCGTAAGCTTTCTGGCAATGATCCTTTTGGATTTTAGAGAGGAATTTACACAAGATACAACCCCACATCTTCCCCTCTTGCATGGCCTTATCAGCTCGACTAGATATTGTTTCTTTTGGATCTCCACAAAAAACAGCATTCACAAGTTGATCCAAAGCTATCAATATGTTCACAATATATTGTCTAATCATATTTAGGTTCTATTAAATTCAATAAAATAATCAATATTTACTGGATTAGCAGCAGCAATAGTAAAGGTACAGCCACTTGTTATACTACCTCTAGATACAATAGGAATGCCTCCAGATAATACCCCAAACGAGGATGCTGTAATTGTCCATCCAGTTGGCGGCCCAAAGGTAATCTCAAACTGGCCGGCAGCCGAGGGAGTAAAAACACAACGTCCGGCTAATGTACATCTACGAGTAAACGGAGAATATGGTCCAGTAACAGAAAATGTATTTGAAGTAAGAACACCAGCACCTCCTGCAGTTTGTGTAATTCCAATAGCCGGAGTTTCAACAATATCTAATAGATCAATCTTAACATTACCATTAATAGTACCAGTATTAGTCCAAGTTTGAGGGCTAACTTCAAAAACATTCATCCAGATATTTGCAGTAGAACTAGTTGCAAAATCTATAGTTGTAGCCCCAGTTAGACTTGTACCATTAACTATCGTATGGTGTGGGGTATTACCACTTGGAGCATAAGATAAATGCGCCAGATTCGCCTCAAGAGCACCCCCAGTTATAACGGTACTAACTCCCATGTAAATAGCGGTTGCGGTTGAATTTGCTTCAATCCAGGGAGAATCAATAGTAGTGGCATATGTTAAATTTGCATCAATACCAATAGATAACCCGGTATTATTATAAATTACAGGACTATTAATTTTATTAGCGTTAGAATTTCCACTATTTCCAGCACCATTATTGTTAAAATGAAATGCTTTAGTATATCCAGTTGTTCCTACTAAAGTAGGGTTATTAAATGTATTAAAATAAGAGAGATACGGAGCAGCTGCGCAATCAAAAATTGCATAGAACCCAGCAGTACCATTAGATAATCCCTCAATACGATTAAAAGTAGAACCAGTGAATCCTGAAGTAAAAATTGCAGATACTGTACTACTTGCCCCAGATGCCGGCAGGACACAAAATGGGCCAATTTGCCAGTTGTATGCACGCCCTGCTGTTGCTACTTTTTTAAACAAGGGTTCATTAGCTGCTGCAGCTTTAAAAATAACCCGGGGAGATCCAATAAATTGTCCTCCTAGAGGATTAGTATCGCTGGGGCTATTTGGAAAATATAAAGTATCTGTAAGATATGTACCATCTGGACAAAGAATACCATATCCAGAATTGATCGCTGCCTGCACTGGCACTGTAACATTTATTAAAGCAGTATTAGCTCTAACATCTGCTATTTGTGCTGGGGTCATAAAATCAAAGACACTTTTTAGATCTCTAAGTGTATCTTGAACATTGCGGGCAACAGCTCCAGTTGCATTATCAATATGCCCTATTAGAGATGACCCTGTAGAAAGAGGGGCACCATAAGTAAGGGCGTTTACATCATTAAGCCAATCATGAAGTATAGTTGTACCAGGAACAAAAACGGTAGAGGCCATAAAAATCCTTATTGATAGAACGGGTCTTCGACCAATCCTAGATTAATGTCAGCTCGGGCACAATCTGCTTGACCGAGATCAGCTATTCCTTGACTTTGTATAAGGTAGCAGACGTAAAGTTCCAGTGTTTCTGGGGGCCTAGAAAAAGGTACTGTAATTTTTTCCTCATGTACTCGTAAGAAGTCTTGTGGGTGGCGTGTTTCCCAGCAATGAGAACATACCATATATCCAGTCCACTCTTTACGAATTTCTGTAGATTTATATTTTTTCCCACATCTATCACAAATTACATTCCAAGCACCGGATTTAAAGTAGTTCTTCATTGGAGGTCCTTATTGAAGTCTATACCAAACTTTATTAGCTGCCCGATAAATGAATTCATATCCCATACTACCTGTTAAATTTGGCGTAAAAGATGTCGGAGCATTTACTATGGTTTGCCCTGAATTTGGACTGACAGTTAAAGATGTTACTATTTGAGTACAGCAAATTCTTGCAACTTGCCCGTCTATTGGATTAGGTGCCATAATAACAGTACCGGTAGCCAATGTACCTGCTGGTTCTAATATAATAGTGGTATTACTATTACCAAAAGTAACACTGAATCCTGTTGTTGGGGTAGAATAAGCATAACTAGTATCACCCTGAGCACCGGCAATAGTACATGATCCTGGAATTACTACTGTTTCTGTAGCTGTTCCAAGCATAATCTGGTTACTGGCTGTTACAGTTGCTGTATATCCAATAGCAACCGATTGGTTAATACCAGCAGCATTAGATGTTGCTCCATACCCTAGAAATGTATTGAATTGGCCTGTTAATATGCTGGCCGAATCTCCACCAACTACAGTGTTATACCAACCAGTTGTAAGTGCTGGAGCTGCGTTCTTACCAATAATCACAGAATTCTTAGCTGTGGTCATGGTAATACCAGCACCTTCCCCAATGACTACATCATTCGAACCACTTGTAATAGCCTGCCCAGCAGCAGCACCAATAACTGTATTATTAGTACATGTCGTGGCAGCAGTAAGAGCATTTACACCAATAGCAGTATTGTAACCCTGAACAGCAGAATTCCAGGTAAGTAACGCTGCATTGCCAATAGCTACATTATCAGTTCCAGCTACGTTAGTTGCTAAGGTATTAGATCCAAATGCTGAGTTCCGAGTACCAGTAGTATTAGCTGTTAATGATAAATTACCAAATGCTTCATTATTTGAAGCAGTTGTATTTGCAGCTAGTGCATGATTACCAAAGGCAGCATTATTTGAACCGGTAGTATTTGCCAGCATTACAGCATTACCAAAACCAGAATTGGCCTTTCCCGTTGTATTAGCAGTAGCCGCTACATCACCAAAAAAAGCATTGTCATATCCAGCAGTATTGCTGGCCATAGAAAGATGCCCCATAGTTGTATTAAAACAACCTGTGGCATTCAATTTAAGGGCATTATATCCTACACCAGTATTTTGGACACCACTAACATTAGAAGCTAATGCTTGATAACCAACACCAGTATTCTGATAGGCATAGGTTGTATTTTGAGCACCAGCACCATATCCTAGGAATGTACTACTGCCTAATGCATTTGGAGATGATCGAATTTCAAAATCATTAGTAGCTGCTGAACTAGTTAGAGCATACGTCGGTGCATAAGATCCTGTGACTTGTTTAACAGAGATATTTGAAAGTGTGCCATTAAAATCTGTAGTTGTTGCAAAGGAAACACCAGTAGTAGCTGTAGTAAATGGCCCATAAAAATATGTTCCATTAGCAGGACTTGTATTAAGTATAATATCCCCTCCGTTTGGAACGGAGGTAACACCTCCCAAACTAGGAGTTACCAATCCAGCTGTAGCGCCAGTAATGGTAAAAGATAATATATAGTAAGCCCCTGATGTTACAGCTGTAGAATTTGAAAGAGTACTAGTATTACCCGCCGTATGAGTAAATCCAGCACCAAAACTACCAGTCCAGCCAGTTGAAGTCCATCCAGAACTAGATAAAGTCTCGGCCCCAAGTGGAGGTGATTCTAAGGTAGCATTCGATGTAGCATTTAAAGTTGTAAGAGTCAAACTGCCAGTCATTGTATCACCAGCTTTATTTACCGGAGTATAGCCTAATGCTCCGGTAACGTCAGAGGCTGAAACACCAGTAGCAGTAATACCCTTTGCAAGAGTAATCGGCATGATTAACCTTGCCCAGTTTGTTGAAGAATTGTAAGAGTAACAGTACCAGTGCCAGAAGCTTGGTTAATACGAACAGCTGCACATGGAAAAGCAAAGTTACCTGAGGAATTTGCTGTTTGAGCAGCCATGGTAGCATGTGGAAATGCTGTAATAGTCCCCACATTGGGGTCCATAATTGCATCAAAGGTATATTCAATCGTATAGGTAGCCGTGCCCGAGACAACGGCCCCCATACCTACACCGAATACCTGAGCACGAGGGTCCAGAGGTTCCCATGCGGATACACCGGTACCAACTTGTGTAACAATTAAACGGCGCATAATATTTCCTTAGGTTACGTATTGAATATCAAAAATCCAAGGACCACCTGAAGTAGAGGCGGTACCTGTTTCTGCATATACAGAAGTAACTACAATGTCACCATTAGCCACAATACTTTCTTCAATATTAGGAAGATTAGTCATTTGGACAAGGGCTGTGGTTGCTCCATTAGCTAGTACATTAACTGTACCAGTTGAGATTACACCAGTATTATTTGTTAGAGTAACTGTAATTGTAGCAGTAGTACCTGCATTAGAAACAGAAGATCCGTGGATGGTTACTTCCAAAACAGAAGCCATGGAGGGTAGAATTGCTTCTACACTTGAAGTTGTATTAGTTCGAGATACTTGAAAAGCTTTCGCTTTCAGATCTTTCGATGTCGGGGACATCGTAGTTGGTCCATTAGTCGCAATTGGATTAATGTCAATATTCTTGAAACCCATTTTATATCCTTAAATGAAAAAAAAGAGCACACCTATTTGATTTAAATTTGGTGTGCCCTCTTGGGTTATTACTTAAGTTTCTTAGCCTGGTGAACCGTAGATTGCACGATTGTCCGTAATACCAAAGGAGAAACGAGAAGTAGCCTTGAACTTAGCGTTCTCAGTATCAAACTCATTATCCATTTCAAATTGGTCAGGACGACGTTCAAAATATTTCAGACCATCCTTAACATTGGTACGAATGAACCAAGCAGCTGGATCTGTCAGGTAATGGTTAATTACATAACCTTTACTAAACTTACCCATCTCACGAAGAGCATTAGTATCATTGTTATCTGTAGCTACACGGCCTTGAGATTTCAGAATACGAGCTGCTTCAAAATCAAGGGTAGGAGGCAAAATCAACATCTCTGGTTTAACAGCGATACGCAGACCACGATCATTGGTAAACAAGGAGATATCAATACAAGCTTGCTCCAGAGCTGCTTCAGACAAGTCTGATGCTGTAGAGATTTGGTTAGACCAAGTACCACCAGCAAAGTTTGGATGAGAGGCATTCACCATCGAAACACCATCGCCGAAAGTATACGAAGAGTTAAATGCACGATTGTACACGTTAGCTGCGATAACTTCCTTAGTTTGACGAATAGAAAATGCCAAACCTTGAGCTTTCTTTTGACCAACCACATCATACTGGTCATCTTCCATGATTTCACGTGTGATGATGAAACCAAGGGCAAAGACGTTGTGGATATAGCGAGTTGTGAAAGCTTGGCGTTCCGAATCATAAGTGATTGGAGATGCCTCAGGTTTCAGGATAGCAAGACCAAACGAAGAAATACCAACATCTTCTTCATATTGCTTATTGGATGTATACTTATCGAAGAGTTTATCAAACTCAACTTCGTATTCAGCGTACGATTTACCGTACCAAGCATTAACACCAGGCCATAGGGCCTTGGCAAAGCTTGAACTATTAATAAGAGCCATTTTACTATTCCTTTTCTATTATACGCCAGCAGTACCAGTACCACCCATATATTGATCGTTATTCAATTTAACGAGCAATTTAGCGGCAGCGGAGGTATTATCATTATCCACACGTTGTGTGAAACCCATAATTTTCAACGGAAGAGTTGCGGTAGTAAGAATAGTACCTACATCCAGAGTCATCCCAGAAGTACCTGTAGAAGTAGAACCAGCTGCTACAGCAAAGTTTGCGTTGTTACCAACATCGCCCAAAGCCGCAGTACCATTACTAGTTTGAACTTCGTATAGAACATTAGGATCATCCGACACATACACATAGCGACCAGTAGAGGCTTTGCGATATTGCGGAGAATTAAGATTCAAAGGATCAATAGCAAAACCAACTACGACACCCAATACAGCATTACCAGCAGCTGCCTGAATTACCGATGGAAGACCCAAGGCATTACCCCCAGAAGCGGCAGGATCGCCAGTTGTTTCTGCTTTGACCAAATCACCAACGAAGACAGCAGTACCGTCACCCGATGGAATAAAGTATAGATTGGCTTGGCCGTTATACGACGCACCATTCAAGTACTTAATAGGATTAAACCCATTAACACGACTTACATTAGACATTTAAACTCCATTAAATTGTAAGACTCTTAATGGAGTAGGTTTGTCTAAGTTGGTTTTCGACCAATTTCAAGTTTACCATAATCTCCAGATTTAAGAGCATCAGCTTTCATTGTTTCCTCAGTAGCATTGACTTCTCGTTGTTTAGCGGCTTCATCTTCTTCATACCAATCTTTACGGATTCGCATGACGACGCCTTTAGTACCACCACCAACCGAGAAATGCTGAATACTACCTTCAGGGGTGCCTTTATTAACACGACGATCCCCAACTTTTACATCAGAGGCTTTACAAACCTCGTAGCCTGCGGCTTCGTACTGTTCAACGCGATCCTCATCGGCATTAACAATTCGATATACGTAATTCGGGTCTTTTCCCTTTACGGTCAAAACATTACGTACACCTACTGGGGTACGAGTTACACGGCCACTTGGCGCTTTAGCAATAGCTTCTTTTTCTGGATTAGACATTATTGATTTCCTCTTTGGATTTTGATTTCTTTGATATACTGTTCCTCGGTCAATGCCCCAGCACGAACAAACGTGGCCATAGCTCTACGTTCTTCAGCGGTCAATTGAAATCCAGAACTTGATTGTGTCTTATGAGCAGAAGAACTTTCCACAGAATTTGGTTTATCCCTGTTAGGATTACTAAACTTCTCTGGAAATTTTGCTTTAACTTCTCTTTCGACCAAACGTAATACATCAGACGGAGATTTACCAGTACTCGCCAATTCTTGGCCATAAGCATCAGCGAATGCTTTCATAGTACGATTTGTATCATACCACTGATTACGTTGAGTCCAATTCTCAAATTCAGGATGGCGAACTTCAGATTCAACAACAGCTTCTTGAATGAGTTGCTGCTTATCTTTAGTAATTTCTGCTTTAACAAGATCAATGCGTTCATCGATATTGATGACTGCATCTGCATCCATATCAGTCAGAGCTGCCTTCTTTTGGGCACGCAATGTATCAAGAGCACGTTGGTACTCTACTTCACGAGTTTTAGCATGATGTGAAGCCATAAGCTTAAGAGCTTTTTTGACTTCCTTGAGTTCTCGTTTCTGGGCATCAATATGTTCAAAAAGAGGAGCCCGAGCTACAAAGATCGAGGCGTCAACCCACTTACTAGGATCACCCTCGTACTCATCTTTTGGACGCCAACCCTGATCTAGGGCTTGCTTTTCAATTTCAGAGTATTCTTTTGGTTCGCCTTGTTGTTCTGTATTTTCAGTCTGGACTTGCTCAGTCATTATTCACTCTCATGGATTAATGCACAGATAATATCTTCATCGTTAATGATGAGTATTTCTTCACCAGTAACTGGATCTTTGACCCACTTACCACTATATTTAGCATAAGCTACATGGTCACCAATTTGGCACCATTTAGTCTCGCCAGTAAAGTCTCTAAAAGCCGAGAAACCAATATCGATTACGATACCAGTATCTACAGCCTTTTGTTCTCGATCACGAGATTCAACTTCAACAATAATACCAGCAGCTTTCGCACTTTTGATATTCTCATCAAGTTCTTCAAACTTATCAGGCCGAATACTCAATCGATGTCCTAATGCTTTAATTCCCATCTAAATCTCCTTCATAGTCAATACCTAGTAGATCACGGTATGCCTTTATGGCTGTTGATCGAATCAAATCCTTTTGTGAATCAATTCCAGCTTGGTCTTGCAGTTCTTCTGTAAGATTTGCTATACGTTGACGCAGATAACCGAACACTTCTTGTGTTACGATTTGGTTTTTCCAGTCTTGGAATTCTGACTTTGAGATTGTGCTAATTTGTGGGCCTCTTCATTGTGGGACATCTTCTGTTGATGTAATTGCTCATTGTGAACCAGAGACTGAATGGTCTGAGCGGTTTCGTCAGCAGTACTCGCTTGAGCCTTATGCTGTAGTTCTGCGGTCTTTAGACCTAGTAGTTGTTGCTTATACTGTAGATCAGCATCAAGTGCTTGCTGAGCCATTTGTTGTTTAGTTTGTTGATCTGATTGTTCTAGATGAGATTTGAATGCAAGTGCTTGAGCTTTAGTTTGCTGTTCTTGCTGTTGCATCTGACCTTTCATCTGGAGTTCTAACATTTTAGGATCTGGCTTCTGTGGAGTAGCCGGTTGTCCTGTCTGTTGCGTTTCCTGATGAATCAGTTTCTTCCAGTTTGGCTGCTCTTGAGCTTCAAGGATACGAGAGATAACTTCTAATGGATCAAGCATACCTGTTGGTAAAAGTTCCATAAGTCCCTGGGCCTTTAGCAGTTTCTCGGTTTGAGAAATAGCATTAGGATCAGCTCCTGGACAGATCTTATATCCAGCAGATGTAAAGTCATGAGGATCTACTTGAATACCTAGGACTTCTTCATAAGTATTTGGATTGAGATATACCTCATTCAAACGGAAAAGCTTTTCATATTCCTCAGCCAAAGAACGATAGATACGTTTATAGACAGCTGTAAACACCTTCATACCCTGTTCAATGGTAGCCATTGTAGTGGTAGCTGGTGTATTCTGACCTGGCATCTTACCAACAAAGATTTCTGCAACAGAAGCTAATTCTTTACCAGAAGAGATCAAAGATCCCATCAGTTTAAACAAAACTTCGCTTGGTTCTTTGGTTGGCAATGGAAAGATCTGTTTCTTCAAATCATCAGCTGTAGAATTTACAGCTTTCCACTCACCCGGTTGAAACCGTGTTTCACCCATCTTGACACGTATCCCCTTACCAATAAATCCAGACTGAAGATTAGAAAGAGAACCAGCATCGACTAGTTGATTAATGATCGTGTTAACAGATTCATTGATAGGGCCAAGAAGCATCCCAAATCCGATGTCATAAAATCCGCCATCTGGATTGGGTACGAATCCAAACTTGGTGTAATACTGGAGAGGATCAACTCTAACAACTTTTCCATCATCATCCTTTTTAATACTTTTCTCATCAAATCTAGCAGAGATACGAAGTACTTTTCCTGTTTCCTTATGGAAGGTCACGATATATGGAAGAGCATAACCTGTTTCTGAGAGATCTAAAAATGTATGTTGCTCAACAATCCGATATGGGGTTGTTTGATCTACTTCTGGAATAAATTTACCTTCATGACCATCAAGGGAGGGTCTACCAATTTCTGCTTCTATAAATAGTTTGGAAAGTTGGCGTTCTTTAAGAATACGTGGACTCATCTCGATAATCTCAGAGATACGTTCACAATCTTTAAGGTTTTTAGTCCAGTAGTTTACTACGATATTCTTTGGATGTACAAGTTCTGATTTATTATGCCCAGAGATCTTACACCAATAAGTTTTCTTAAACATAGTGCCAACAATGGGCAACATTATAAGCATCTTATCCATGTCTTCTTCCCAACCACACATTTCGTGCATTAGTTGGTAGGACATGTAGGAACTTACACGCATAGCCTGATCTTCTTTAGATCCATCAGGATCTTTACCAATGACTATGGATTTTACAATCTGTCCGTCACTAGGAACAAGACTAGGATATGCACGAGCTGCAAATTGCATGGCAGCTGTGCTTAGAATTGGAAACTTGATATTTGAAGCTTTAGGCCAAGGATAGGTACGAACTTCTTTATGTTGATTGGCTAACTTAGTCCACTCATCAATTTGTTTATCCCAATGCTCACGAGATAGGAGATCATTCTCTAAACCTCGTTTACATTCTTGACCAATCTTATGAAGCAATTCCTTCTCAAGATGTTCTGCTATATTGACATTCTCCAGAGCGGCACGAATAGCAGGATGTTCTATATCATTATGTACAATATCAGTATCCCGTGGTTCCGTTCCTTCCATCGTCTCTTGAGTCTGATCTTTCTCGTTCATCTTCATAAAGTTCATCATCCTGTTCTTCTGGGGTTAGCGCTTCAGCCATTTTGTGAACTGCAAGCATCATATAACTTACAGCATCAACTTGGTCGTCATGCCGACCTCGAGGGAATTTTAATAATTCATCTTCCATATCATCCCACCAATCAGCTCCTTTATCAAACTTGATTGCTCTAGCTTTGACTCGGGCTTGTAATGGGCGGGCTCTTGATACCTTATCTGTATTAGCCCGGACTAAATGAATATTTGGATAAACATTATGTTTTCGCATTTCCTCATGCAATGAGGGCATTAGTGTCTTAGCAATTTGACCATCTTCAACTACAAAGACTGAAGGATCAAACGTAGATTGGATTTGAAGAAACATATTAACAAGCTCATCAGCAGGCATACGATCTCGTATGACGTGCCGAACCTGGGTGACACGACTCTCATCCATACCTCCAATAACAAAGACTGAATAATCAGCTCCTTGTTTCTCTGAAATAGCTAAATCAACACCAACATAATAATTCAAGGATACTTTCTTATCATCCTCAGTAAGAGCAATAAGATCATTCTTTTTAATAAAAGCTCGTGTTTCATCAATAGGAATATTCAGGTACTCCTGAGAATACACATCTGGTAAACCTTGGTCTATAAATGATTGGCGAATAGACTTCAATTCTGCTACTGACTTCTTAGAAGGCCAGAGAGTCTCACTGAAATCCTCGTTATGTGCTTTATATTTTATTGACTTCCAACTATATTTAGCTGCAAGACTTATTGTTTTGAGTCCGACTGTGACTGTTCGACGGTCATGCTCTTTTGGCATGGTGTTCTCAAGGAACGAGTCAGCATGAAGAATGGTGCCAACGACCCGCACAATCCCAATATCAGAACGGCAAGGGATAAGTGCACCATTAACCCAGCGTTTAAACTTATCACGGCGTTCCTTATTCATTACTTGTTCATCACCTTCTAGATCATCACAGACAATCAAATCGGGACGTTTACCAGACCATTTGAGACCACGTACGCGCTGTTCACTACCTTTGGCAGTTACACGAAACTGTTGTCCATCTTCAAATTGACCAATAAAATCGGCTTCTGTTTCTTTAATGAATCCTTGAAAACCAAAGAGAGATCGAAGATCTTCATTTTCAATGAGTTCTTTTTTCAGGTCATTAAGGAAAAGAATAGACTGGGCTTCTGTTTCGGAGACAATAATTACATAACTACGTTGTCTAAAAACAAGATTAGCCAAGACGTATGAAAACGTAATGGCTGTAGATTTAGCATGGCCCCGAGGAGCAGCTATTGAAACAAGAGTATCGGGAGAACAGCAGTATTCCCACCATTCCATATGACAGTCAGGAATTTCAGCAGCCCCATCAAAATTCTTCTGTAGTAATGAGGCTACAAAGCCTCGAATTAGATCTGGAGTTAGTTTGATGTTGGACTGCATGTATTCCTCTATAGGGATGCAAAGATAAAGGGAGCACGTACTCCACTTGAAAATTGCTCTGCGGCTTCTAGAGCTGTTGTTAGTCGTGTAGCTGGGGACATCTTGGAACTAGCAGTAGAATAAAGAGAACCAAGGGCTATATTTGTACCACATCCTACAGCATTAAAAGGATGGATGCCTTCTCCTACTTGGTAATCTTCTCCAATTTCAAAAAGACGACCTTCATAACCTACTAGAAAGTTGCCACCACTCTCTACACCATTATCCTTAGTAGACATACCACCTTCAGCTAAACAATTACGTACAGCATCAATAAACACTGTGTTCATGTATTGGTCCACGGACATATTGGGATTTCTATCTGGAACTACCAAACTATATCCAAGTAACTGCCCCATACGAAAAGAACTCGTAAAACCAATTAGGAAATCTCCAACCTGAAAGATTTTAGGGTCTTTCCGTATAGTTAAATTATAACCTTCTACTCCCGCAGAGTCTGCTCCCATATAAACTTTGTCTTTAAGAACTAAAGCTACAACACAGGTCATGGAAGTTCCTTAATCAATTCATTATATTTATCCCGAAGATCATTATACATTTTGCGTAGTAGACGTTGATTCAGGAATGCATCTTCTAGACTAGTTCCGATTAGATCCGGTGCTGGGGGAGCTGGCTGCTTTACTGAGACAGGCGCTGGTGGCTGTGGCATCGCCGTTATCGTTCCAGTAGCACAACTGCTCAGCAGTAAGATGAGTGTCAGTGAGGGAAGGAGTATGAATAACCTTTGGAACGTTCTTGTCAGTCGTAGCATATGCTGTGCTCCTCTTAATTTCCAGATCACTGATCCGTTTGTCTAGATCTGTCCACTTTTGGACTTGATCTGCATAAAGTTTCTGTTGTTCAGCCATTGTGGCCACCTGAGCTTTAAGTGTTTCTACAGAGTCAATCTTAGACTTCATATAGAATCCACCACCAACTAAACCTAGTATTACTGCTAGAATAGCCCCATACTTAGCTATTGATAACCAATTGATTAGCATGTTTCTATTCCTTAAATTAAAGCTAGTTTTTGAAAGTTATTTGGAACTAGCAAACCATAACAAGCCCATAGGGTACTTGGGAGGATTACCGAACCTCTGGTTGCTTAGGTTTGCTTCTACTATTCCTTCGAGCAAACCAAGGTAATTTTTTAACTTTTAATCTTCTAAAAGATCATGACTAGCAATAGTTTTACCATGTTGATTCATGATATATGTATTACCAGTTCGTTCATACATTTCAAAACCTGGCTTTCCATCACGAAGTATAAAGAGCATTCGTTTATCACTTTCACACAGATCATCACGTTTAAGATCACAATAACCGACCTGAATACGATCTGCATCTCCTACTGTAATAAGATGAAAGTTTTTTGAAGGATGTGAATCAGGAATATCCTGAGAAGACATAATTTTAATAAATAGCATATAGTTCTCCTAGTAATTAAGGTATCTCTACCAATCAGATTTTGATCTAAAATCTGCAAAATTCTTATCGGCCCCTACCAGAGCCTTTATGTGTTTTAAAATATTCTACCTGTCGAAGGCGTTTAACAGCCCCAGTTTTAGATAGATTAGGTTTAGACAGAGGTTTACCCTTAGTCTCACTCTTTACTTCGTAACCTGATCTAGTTTTAACAATTGTCATACTGGCCTTATTTCATCTTAGCCCCAGAAGTTCGCGGGAAACTGCGATTCTGTGAAGCGGTTCGCACTCGGAGGTTAGACTTGGCTGTACTTCCACCTTTGACCAATGGTACTCGGTGATCCACATCTTTTCCATCTCCTTTGCTGACCTTTCCTGCTTTGACCATTTCCGAACGAGCCGCATTTCTTTCTGCTCTTTTCTTGATCTGAGCTGGTTGACCTTGGTAATTCTGATACTCTTTTTTGTAATCACGTTTAGTTGCCATCTTTTATCTCCACATCTAGAATATCCGAATCCAGAGATGGATTGGGTTTGACTACAATAGTACGACTTTTTTGGAAGTTTTCAAATTCCATAGCTAACTTCTGAAGACGATCATTAACTGATACTTGCTCTGTAATTCGGGTCGGTTTACCACGAGCTACATTCCGTTGATCCATAAGAGTAGTTGTAACCTTTAGAGCATCTGTAGCCTTCAAGGGCTTCCGGGTGAACTTATTCTCTTTAGAGTTCCACATCCAGTCACCATGTTTAAGACGGTCCCGTACAGTACCCATACCTTCCTTGATTAAGGAAGTCATGTCTGCTTCTAGGACTGTATCTTCTTCTCTCTGGATCTCCTTAATGGAGTCTTTCCACCATTGGGTTTGACCTGTATTACGGAGGGTATCATAGTGCATACCCGACTCCTGAGCCGCTATAACCCAAGAGCCAGTAGCGGCATAAGTCTGAAGAGCAGTTAGTTTCTGTTTATCTGTATAATGAGTCATAGGTTTACCCTTACGGGTAGCCATAAGACTCAATTTAACACCTGTACCTAACTTCTGAAACTTGCGAGTCTCTCGGTGAAGAGCAAGTTGTTCTTTAAGCTTTTCATCCATAAGAGTTTTTCTTTCAAAGAGCACAGTATGTGCATACTAGAATATATATATATATAACGTAAAGCTGTTTTAAACAGCTTTACATATTAGTAGTATTATAAAGTATCGCTAGATACTTTGTTGTATCTAGCTCTTTATAAGTAATTATTTAGTAGTTGTTTTTAAAACCTATACATCTATTATAACAAAATTAGACAACTAGTACCATAGTATATTAGTAATCTATATTGTCAATAGATATCTTATCTGTCTAAAGAGCATGATTAGAGATCATGCGAGGGTCACCAGACCCGAAGCAAAAATTCTAAGTCTTTACAGGCTTTTAGACTAGTACCCGGTAGGGTAGTACTAGTCCCTATCTAAAAATGGCTCCAAGAGCCCATTAAAGGCTTTTAAAGAGCATTCATGAACATATTCCTATCTTATCCCTCCCCTTATCCTTTAGGATATCTTTGGGTGGTTGACCCCACCCCATGTTTTAAAATAGCAAAAAGTGTGAGTTTTGATGTCTCACACATTTCCCAACCCGAATCTTTTCCCCCTACCCCCTTCTAAATGTGGAAATAAAGCAACACTATCGAAATAATAGTGAGTAAAAAGACAAGCTGAGCTGAGACGTTGGGTAGGGTTGTATACACCGTTGTTAATAAACAACAGCTTACACGTGAGAGATATATCCTAACTATGATACAAAGGGTTACAAATATCCCTTAATAAACCCTTGCATTCAATCCTAGCTATGCTAAGATGTAGTCATGGATAACAGCAGTACATCATTGGAGATTATCATGCGTACCGCAACGATTGAACAAACAGATAAACCTGATAGCCGTTACAATAACTCTGCTGAATACCAGCTTGATATGAAGTTCGATGGGGGAACCTATCGCGTCTATCTGAACAGCCTTGCTGAATCCTTGCAGGTTGCACAAACATGGGTTCATACTGGTATCATCGCTATTGATGCAGATAGTGACGATGAGATAACGTTGTTGTCAACAATACATTAGAATGGACGTCAAGCTTAAAACCATCATAGTGTTATTAGATCGACATTATGTTGAGTATAGCCAAAGTGCTAATGGTCTCTGGACATGGCGTAGGATTGTGTCGTATAGCGCTATAACCTTACAGTAACTGATGGAGGGTGTCATGAACACATTAGATGTTGTTGCTAATGCAATTCCAGCTCATCCGGTATATATCCGTAGCAAGACATATACCCACAAAACAGCACATCTGTCGGATGATCCAACGATGATTATCAACGATATTCAATATGACCTGCTGTCGCACGGTCTTAAGGAAAAGATAACTATTCTCGTGGTAATGAAATAATCATGCGTGGATTCATTCATTGGTATGTTGACGGAGTACAACTTGATAAGGGTGACATCATGTTTTCTAAACAACAACAGATTAGCTTGCGCTTTCACTTTGAGAAGCAACATGCAGGCCAAGGGTTGGATTACAGCCTGTCCATGCTAGGTAACTACAAGTCAGAGCAGACCAATGCTCTGTGGCATGATTACGTGGATAGTCCGGTAGCTAAGGCCATTGTGGCACGGATACAACACAATAATTAGTATAAAACCTCTAATCTATACCCTAGCAGATTCCTAAAAGTCTGCTACAATATAGATGTAGTGTTCAGACAAGGCTTAATTAAAATTGCCTGTATGTCTGGTTTGTATGCCTATGAGTGTAGGGCTGCATAGATAGCAGGGGACTTAGCTTGCTAGGGGTGATCCGTAGTTGCTATTGGTGTGGGTTCGAGTCCCGCAATAGGTAAATTATTTATATGACAACAATCTATCGGCGCGATTGTTGTTAGGCTGTATCTTTGCGCCTCCTTACTTAGCACTTAACAGTGTTAATTTAGTCCTAAAGGACTTATTTGCCACATAGTAGCGGGAGAATATCATGAGTATCAAGTATACAATCGGTGAAAATGGTGTTGAGATTCGTACCACGGGTAAGAATGGAGCAGAAACCATTCGTATCGAGGCTTACGACAAGGCCATCGATCAAAAGGATATCGTCGCAGCAATGCGAAAGAACACCAAGCAAGCCACGTCGATGCGGGCTGCTAGTCTGTCTTTCATCAGTGCGATTCAAGAATCAGGTGTACTTAAGCCATGGTATGGTAGCGGTACTGTTGCCTCGGAATTGCTGAAGAAAATGCGCGAAGCAGAGGAAACTCAAGCCAAGGAATGGGGTATGTCTCCTGAAGACATTGCCGAAATGCGCAAGCCGGGTGCCTATGCGGACAGCCGTAGTCATGCACTCAAGGCCTGGGGTTTCGGTATTGCTCTTAAGCATGGCGTGGATGACAAGGGCGTGGGCAAGCTGTTGACTGTGTCAACATTGCGTCAAATCAACGCAAGCAAGCGCGCCAAGCCAGAACCAACAGGTATTAATGGTATCCTCGACAAGTTGGCCGATCATCTTGCTAACAATCCACAAGATGTAATCGTAGCTGAAAAGGCCATGCTGAATACAATCAAGTATGCCCGCTCATTGCTGGACAAGTCAGCCTTGTTGCTGGCCGGCCAAACTGTAGAGCCGAAAGATGAGTCGACTCTTACACGCAAGCAAGTAGCAGCAGCTAAGTATCAGGATCAACCGGCAGCAATTGCTGCCTAATCTCGCAACGTTGCAAGCTGTCTCTGTTGGCAGACAGAGTTATGAAAACTGCCACTAATTCCTATCACTAATATAAAGGCATTCTAATGTCTACGATAACACTTCAACGCCTGCTAAAAGCTGGCATCTACCACACTCCCCACATTAGAGTGTTGCTTAATGCTACGTTTAAAACGTACATTTTCGTTCGAACTAAGAAACCACGCAGAACAATTAACAGTGTTAAATCTCCTGTTAATCTTGGACCCAGCTAACTACTATCACGCACCGTGTGGTGCATAAGGAACTACCATGAAAACACTTTTTAATGCCTTGATGCTAGCATTGATGATGAATGCAACTGTGCCAGCTAATGCGGTATCTACCGAAACATTTCAAGAAATAGCCAAGCATACGGTAAATGTGCTTAGCGAAGATGGAACTGGCACAGGAACAATTATTGACCAACATCATGTCTTAACAGCTTTTCATGTAGTCCCGGATAAAGATGGTAATTATCTATGTGTGCTGCCTGATGGTTATATTGTCTTTGCTCAGGTAGAGCGAAGTGATCCTGCTAGCGATCTGGCTATGCTGGTAACGTTGTCTCCTTTAGGAGATGATGGAGCTACTATTGCAACTCAGTCCCCAATGAAATTTCAGGCTGTTGCTACAGTAGGTTTTCCATTAGGTATGGAAGTGCCCGTAGCTACTGAAGGGGTATTTAACGCCCTATTGCCGGAGAATAATATTCTTTCGGTGTTCACATTATCTATTACATTTGGTAATTCAGGAGGCGGTGTTTATGCTATAGATAAATATGGACACCCCACGTTGACGGGTGTTGTACACGCGATGTCCGTTAGTACATACATTGGCATAGATTATCCGACATTTCATCTTCTACTTGGTATTTCATATCAGCCCATGGTGGCTTTTCTAAAACCTAAATTTGAGGGATTTGGTTTAGGCGGATAATACCAAGCCAAATTTAACACTGTTAAAGTTTATAATCGCCTTTATAGGCTATTTTAGGAGTATTAAAATGAAAGTTCTTCAAACAGTAACTGAAGTACAAGGCGAAGGTTTTGAAGCCCTTATCGGGGAAACAATTACCTGTTTCTGTGCTGTGTATATTTATACGGGGAAATTGGTAGGTGTGAATAGCACTTGTATTAAGCTGGAAGATCCCAAGATTGTGTATGAGACCGGATCTTTTGACAATGCAAATTGGAAAGACGCCCAGAAGTTACCCCATGATCTCTATTTGCAAATGGCAATGATCGAATCTTTTGGTATCGTTAAATAACTTATAACGTACCGTCCTCATTCCAACTGGAGAATACTGTGGCTACTACACGTAAAGCGACGATTAGGTCCCGGTCAGGGTCAGGGTCATGGTCATGGTCCCGGTCAGGGTCAGGGTCCCGGTCAGGGTCATGGTCATGGTCATGGTCAGGGTCAGGGTCATGGTCATGGTCATATTAATATTTACCCAGTGATATCATTTTAATTTTAATTCTTTTTGGAGAATTTTATGCTTATCGAAATTAAGAATACCTATACAGGTAATGTCCTCTTTGCTCATGAAGCCAAGGAGAATTCTCTAAGGATTACTTTGACAATGGCTAGGAAAGCTCGTGCCAGCCTGCGTGATGCCGACCTGTGTGGTGCCAACCTGTATGGTGCCAACCTGCGTGATGCCGACCTGTGTGGTGCCAACCTGCGTGATGCCGACCTGTGTGGTGCCAGCCTGCGTGATGCCGACCTGTGTGGTGCCAACCTGTATGGTGCCAACCTGTGTGGTGCCAACCTGCGTGGTGCCAACCTGTATGGTGCCAGCCTGTATGGTGCCAACCTGCGTGATGCCGACCTGTATGGTGCCAACCTGCGTGATGCCGACCTGTGTGGTGCCAACCTGTATGGTGCCAACCTGCGTGATG